GGAGTAATAAGAGACATTTCTTCTACTAAGCCTTTAATTACAACACATTTCCAATCTGGAAAAAGATCATCGTCATTAATATCTTTCCCTAAAATGTAACAACCGAAAGTAAATACTCCAGTATAATCATCTCTAAAAACTTCTTCTTCACTATCTTTTACCAATTTATTCTTATTGAAAAATTCACCAAATCTACTACCATCTTTTACATAGTCTGGATTATCTTCCCAATGGCTAGTTATTTTTAATTCAAATAATCTATAATCACGAATAATATAAGTAGACATAAGACTTTCTTCTAATTCTTTTGTTTGAAATTCTTCTTTCTTAAAATCAATGTTAAGAGCTTTTAACTCATCATTAAGAGGTAAATCTTGCTCGACTTTGATATAATTAAACATACCCATATACTATATATTATCTTTTATTTAATTTTTGTCAATCTTATTTTGTTTTTTTTATCTATAACAACATATCCACATTCTTTTTCGCAAAAACTTCCAGTATTTATATATTTACCATCATCTTCTGGAAGATGAGTGTGACCACAGATTATCTTATCGTATCCATTCATATTAATATAATTCAAAGCATTTTGTTTAATATCCGAACTTTTCTCTACAAAATCATTTGTATGGTGTTTAAATAATTTAAAGAAATCATCTGCAAATGGAGTATAATGTCTAATGAGGTAATATATTTTAATAATAAAATTAGTAATCCATTTATATTTTGTAAAGTAAATATCAAATATATCTCCGTGAACTACTAATACCTTTTCATCTTTTAAATCTATGATATGTTCGTCTTTGCAATTAAAACCAAGAAGAATACTCATAAACTCTGCTTTAAGAAAACAATGATTACCAATCAAATAAATTATCTTGCATTTTTTAGAAAGTTTGCGTAATTTAGATAATACCTTCCAATGGGTTTTGTTTAGTCTATGAAGATTATGGTGGTCAAAAAGATCGCCAGCAATTATAATTGTTTTTGCTTTGTTTTCTTTTAATACTTTTAAAACTAAATCTGCTCTGGAATGTTTATCTCCAAGATGAATGTCTGATACTATTAAATATTTATTCATTACCAATGATGTATTGCATTAATTATAAGCACTATATTAGCAATTACACCAAGGATAACTATGAACATTTCGTATAGTTTATGTGTCATAGGTAAAAATTTTTATTTTTTGGTGATTGTTTTTTATTTTTTTGCAACGATTTATAGGCCAAATGCTTTCTTAACCAAGGGTCATTAATATGTTTGAATCTTGATTCTGCTTCCATAAAATCCATTTGTTTTTCGGCTTCTTTTTGTCCTATTCTTTTTTGCCTCAAATGCTTTTTTTCACGATTAAAAAGTTTATCAAGTTCTGATTTATACATTGTTGGATTTTTTTGTTTAGCGAATCTCATAAAAGGATCTCGTTCTAATTCTTTTTGTAGCTTTTTAAGCATATTTTTATTTTTCATAATTTAGCAAAAGATTGTTCTTTCATCTTTAATTCAAAATCGACATCTATATTATCATAACCATAAGTATTTGGCAAGGACTTTGCGTAGTCTGCGTGTTTGCGTGGATTCTTATGACCATCAATGCTTTCTGAATAATGAAATAGTGGAGTATGATTGCCCCAAGTAATTCGTGCAAGATGAAATGCTTGTTCCTCTGATAGATTATCTGGATGGCATTTGTGGTGAAGATAATCAAAGGTAATAGGAATATTAGATACAGAATGAAAATACTTCATAAGTTTCTTAACTGACCAGCAAGTATCTTTATCATCATTCTCAATTACTAATCTAGACTTAACATCATCTGATAGTCTTTGAAAGTTGCTCATAAACTTCTTTACTATATCATTTAGATTGCCCTTGGAATTATGTATGTGCATATTCATAGGTGCATCATAGTTTAGTGGACAACCAATTTGAGTCATAAACCAACCATAGTGATTTAATTCTTTGATTGTTTTAGTGATTGCATTTTCGTTGTCACTTGCAAGAACATTAAATTCACTAGGATGGCAAGATACTCTTACATTCCTAGATTGAATAAGATGTTTGATACTATCAAATGATACTAATATTTTATGATAGTCTGGTAAATCTTCTAGCTTTACATTTGCTTTGTCATAAGTAATAAGAGGAAATAGATCAGAAGAAATTCTATAAGTATGATTATGGTCAGCACAATATTTGATATAGTGATATGTAGTAAGCATATTGTTTAATATTCTAGAAGAAAGAGTAGATAACGCTTCTGATCTAGACATAGCAGAAAAACGAGCATAAGTCATAGTATTGAACTTGATAGGATTATCTTGTTCAGTTAGACTTAATACAATACAACAAACTCCTTTTCTCATAGTAAGAGTATATTACTTTTTGTCAAATCTGTCAATACTCTATATATTATTTGTAAATGTATGTAGCTGAACCATTATGGTTTTTTAATTCTTTTTTAATCAATGACTTATGATTTTCATTTTTCCATTCTATGCTGTCATAGTTTTTCTTAAACCTATCAGAGAAACAATTTCGAGGTTTATCACCTTTTCCAGCTCCTTTATTTGGCTCATTTGTGTTCATATTTGGGATTTTTTCGTTAGCAAATAGACTATTTATTTGGCGTTTTCGTGTTCGTAAATAGCTCTTTATTTGCAAAAATCAGGTTCACAAATTAACTTTTAAAATTTTTTGCAATTTCATTTACATGATCTTTGATATCATTATAAATATTTATTTCTTTTTGATTAGCTTTTCTTTCTACTTTAGATAAATCATTAAACTTATATTCTTTCAATTGGTGATGTTTGAAATGATATACTGGCTTATTTGAGTAATTAACATTCATAAATCTAATATATCTAAATGGAAGATCTTCCCCTTTAATCTTATAAAGAGTTCCTAAGATTGGTTGTTCTTTTTCTTCTTCAAAAACTCCATCAATAAAATTTAATATCTTAATCCAGTTCATTTTATAGTTTTTTCTTTTTACTTTTAACTCGTTTCCAAATTCTGCCTTCTTCATCTAGATTAACGCTCCAAAGCATAACTTTATTATAAATTTTATACCCATATCCATCACCCCAATTCATAATTGTCATGCTTATTATATCTCCTATAATGTACAATCCATAAGACAAAATATATCTCATAAAAGTATTATATAGAATATATAAACTTTGTCAAGTTTTATATATTTGGGATTTTTTTGTTAGTAAATATTACTTGTTGAAATCGCCAAGATCACGATCAAAAGAAAACTTTCCAGTCTTTTCTACAAGACCTTCGTAAGTTTCTTCTGTGCATCCAGCCATTTCAGTAAATGGTGCTACTACCGCAAAGATTCCAAATGCACCAATAGTTGCTGCGGTTGAAATTGGACGAACAAATACTAGATCGCCAGCACATAAAAAACCATCTGCTACTGGAGTAGATTCGTCTTGAGTACCTGTATCAGCTAGCCCTAAAGAGACTGAGAGTAATGCAATTAATGCTAATGTTTTAATTTTATTCATATTAATTATTATATAAGAAACAATAAAAAATCTCTAATAAATTTCGGGGCGAGTAGGATTCGAACCTACGAATGGATTTCTCCATCGGCAGTTTAGTAAACTGCTGTTTTAAACCGCTCAACCATCGCCCCAGCTCCCAAACTAGGATTTGAACCTAGAACAGCCTCGTTAACAGCGAAGTGCTCTACCATTGAGCTATTTGGGAAAATTAAACATTTTCCCTATTTAACATTATAATATCATTTCTCCATTTGTCAAGTATATTGGTCATTTTATCCATATCTATATCATCTTCACACATTAAAATGAATTTATTTTTAGGATTTTTTATTTTATTAAAAATTTCATCTAATATTTCATGAAGCATTTTTAGATTTATTGCATGATAAGCATAATTTGTATTTTCTTCTATATCTGCTCGTGATGTGAATTGACTTAATATAAAGCCTTCATCTGCACTTTTGCTTCCTGCTAAAAGTATATTAAATTTATGATTTTTTTTATCATAATCACAATCATAAAAATAAAAGCCAAAAAATTTAATTTTATTAGATATTATCATTTGGTTTAGAGTACTTATATAAAAGTTTATGCATTCCAAGAAATGGACACCCTTTTACATCTGTTCCATTTTTATAATGATTCATTCTTTCGTTAGTGTTTCCTTCATCCATATCTTTAATATGTTTTTTTCTGGCATGAAGCCATTCAAAATGTTTTTGTTCTAAATTTGAATTTTCTTTTAAATGTTTTAAATCTAATTTTGACTTATCGTTTAAATTAAGTGGGATTGGCATAATTCTACAAATTGGATGAAGTTTAGGTATTTTAATCCAATGATTAGCTCTAGTTATTTTATAATTCATTGTAAAAGTGAAAGGCGACCAATTTGTTTCTACTATACCTTCTAACGCAAATAATCCATCTATAAATATATTAGATGGGCCTCCTACCCATAAGCCCCAAGCTGGAGGAGTTTTAAAAAGAATTGCCATATTAAAAGTTAATATTCCAGAACCAAAATGACTTGAACATAATTGGTAATGTTTTTCTTCTGTTAAATTTTTTATCTCTATATCAGATGCTGATGCTCCTCCGTTCCATCTGACTTCTATATCTTGATTATTTAAAATCCACCAACCCATACTATTTGCAGATACTACTGGAATACAATTATAAATAAACTTAATAGAATCTTCATTCATCCATTCTCTTTTTGAGTCTGCTGGCACTATAAATTTTTTATAATAATTCATTTCTTCTTCGTTTTTATAAACAAAAAAAGCTTCAATTTTTATATCTTCTTTTATTAAAGAGTTTTCTTTATTCAGGGAAAATTTCATTTAAGTTGTTATAGAATTCTATTTCTTTTTTAAACAATTCTTCTAATTCATTTCTTTTATATTGATCTCCAATATAAGCGTTAGTTTTTGAATCGTTTTTAGAAAATGGATGTGGTAAATTTTTTATTTCACAATTAAAAATCTTTGAAAGTTTTTTAAACGAATGATTTAAATCGCTATATTTTCCAATAAAATTAAAATTTTTTATATTTTCAAATCCGTAAAACATTTCTTTCATGAATTCATATTGTACATTACCATACTGTAAAATAATAATTTCATGATTTAAAATTTTTTCAATATATTCTTCTAAGGAATAATCTTGGCTACTTCTGTAAACTTTTCTTTCTGGCGTATATAATGGCCTCCATCCTTTTTCTATTGTAGTTTCTTTTGATTGTGAATCCCATATAACTTTTTCTGTAACTCTTGGTCCTTCGCCTTTCCTTGTAAATTTCCAATAAGTGTAAAGTTCATATATATTATCTACTGGATGATTTAAAATAGTAAATAGAAAATCTTCATTTTTTTTATTTAAATTACAAGTTGGAAAAACTCCATATAAAAATCCATCATGCCTTAAATGTTTAAGATCTCTCGGTATCATTTCCATAATATTATCTGCATCTGTATAGAATTTTGAGTCTATTAATTGATATGGATAGTGAAATTCAGTTACTTGCATAATGCTAGGTATACTATTTAAAATGCTGTAAGTAACTTTTGGATATAGTCTACCAGCCATTGCTTGATATATGATCATAAAATTTAATTTCTTCTTTAAACATATTTTCTAAATCTTTTAGTCTGTAAAGTTCTCCACTATATGAATATGCTCTATTATCTGTTGGATGTGGCATATCTTTTTTAAAAACTTTGCTTAATTTTTCAAAAGTCAATTTTAAATTATCAAATGATCCAACATAATCAAAATCCTTATAACTTGTATGTCCATAAAATAATTCTGAAATAAATTGATATTTAACATCTTTGTATTGAATATTGAATTGCTTTCCTTCTAAAACCTCATCTATGTATTTTTCTAAAGAATAATCTTCTCCATATTTAAAAACTTCTGCTTCTGCCGACCATAATTTAGCTGGATTTTTTCTTTCAGCTTCTGTTACATAATTAACCTCTCTTGGTCCAAATTGTTTTCTTGTAAAAATCCAATACGCATAAAGATCATATATTTTCTTAACTGGATGTCCAATTATTGTAAATACAAAATCATTTTGTCGTCTATTTAATTGTGTTGAAGGAAAAACGCCATATAAAAATCCATCATATCTACTATGTTTTACATCTTTAGGTATCATTTTCAATACGTTATTTGAATTTTCGTATTGATTATCTTCAATTAATAAATGATAATGAAATTCAGTGAATTTTATGTCTAAAGGAATATTGTTTAAAATTGCATCTACTACTTTAGGATATAATCTTCCTTGCGTGGCTTGATATATTATCACTATATATGATATATAGTTATTATAGTATATTCTATATTATTTCTTTTTTAAACTTTGGCAGTGCGCTCTTTGAGAAAAGCCTTTTGGATTATTGCAATCTATGCTGTCTTTGTATTCTTTTGTCCATTTTGCTTCGCTAATTTTTTGAAGTTGTACTTCTGTTTTAGCAAGCATATCGCCAGCTTTCCAAGTTGATCCATTATTTGAACATTCGTATACAACTCCATAACCCATATCTTCTGGAAGTTGGCGAATTTCTTTGACTGTGCCTTCGCTGCCATAATGCTTGCACATAGCATTAATATTTCTAACTTTATCTCCAACATTAAACATACAATGATGATCCATTGGACCATTCATCATTTCTTGTGCTTGAGCTTCTTCTTTATTAAACATTACATAGTTATGAATTGTGATCATATAATCTTCTGCAAGAGCGGCCATTTGTTGTAAGAATGGTTCTGTTAGATTTTCTTGTACCATTGGATCATTTAATTTATTTAAAATATTTTGTGCGTGAACTTGAATTGAGGTAATTGAACCAACAATCATACCATAAAAATCTTCTTTATAATCTTGCAATTCTTCCTCTGGAGAATCAACTTCTTCTATATTATTTAATTCTGGACCAATTAGATCAGCTTGATTAAATTCTGTTTCACCATCCCATTCATATTCTTCATTAAAATAATCTTCTGCTTGAGCTTTTTTAAGTGCTTCTGGAGTTGGGCGATCTGGAGATCCTGGTTTTGCTGGGCGATAATTTTTACCCATTCTTTTTTTCTTTTGTTGAATGTTATACCAAAGACCTTTATTTTTAGCTTGAATGTCTGCTTCTAAAGTAACTTCTTCTTCACTTCCAGTAATTTTGCTAACTGGTTTTGCGCTCCACATTTTGCAACTCCAATAATTAGCTTTATATTTTGGTCCAGGATTATCACAACCATGTCTTGCTCTATAAGACTTTCGTCTTTCTGGATTATCTCTTTTGATAGACATATTTGGATCACCAAAAGTAACTTTTACAATATTACCTTTATCGTTTTTAACATAAACACCGAATTTCTTTTTGCTTCCAGCTGGAAGTCTAAATGGTTTATTAAGTGGAGCTTTACCTTTTTTCTTTTCTGCTAAAATAGAAGTGAAATCAATTTCTAAATTTTTCATGTATTATAACATTCCAGATTCAACGTAGTAAAATAAAGAAACTGCATCATTTGTTGTAGTGAATATATGATTATTTCCAGTAACTGCTATTGTACAAGGAAAACTATTATTGCCAGCTGGAACGTAAGCTATTACTGCTCCGTTATTATCGTTTTGTTTTAAAGTAGTATTTGCATGAGCATTTGCTCCTAATAAATAAATTGTAGTATTTGCTCCTTGTCCAGATAATACTACTCCAGATAAAAGTGTATTAGCCACTTGAGCTACGCTTTCAAAACCTGCATCTCTAAAAAATACTGTCATAATATTATTATTACACCTTTAAGCTTCATCTATATAATAAAAAAGAGTTACTCCAGCGCTTGCACTTGCCACAAGCCAAACTCCTGTATTTTCTCTTACTTTTATTGTAGATGGAAAATCGGACATTCCTCCGCCAATATTTACTATATTTGCTCCAGAGCCATTTGTTTCATGTAATCTGATATCATCAAAAGTAGAAGCTCCAAGTAAGTATATACTCAATCCTACTCCAGGTGCAGCTATAATTAATGATCCATTTATAGAAGAGCTTGCTGTTAATGCAACATTTTCAAATCCATCGTATCTATATAGTCTTGGCATGACTATTATTACACGAAAAAAAGCTTAATTAATGAACTTTATGTATCTTAACAAACTCGACTACAGTAGAGGTTCCTTGGTTAGTTTTGCTTATTACTTTATAGTTCAATTTATCTAATTGAGTCTTTAGGTCTTCGAAATATTTTTCATCAACTAAAACTAATATACTTTTTTCTGACTCTTTATAATGAATCTTATTTGAAAACTCTTGACAAATTGCTATTTCTGCTTTCACATAATAATTTACACTATTGGGCTATATAATATTATTTTTCTTGTATATAGAAATTTTTATGGTTTTTTGGTGAAATTTTCTGTATGTAGGTTTTCGCCTCTTTATATCCTTCTTTTGATAGGGGAAATACTCCATGAAGAAAATTATCGTTCTTTGATAAGATTGCGTAGTATTTTTTTCTTTTGGTTTTGGGCATGTTATTTTTTCTTTTGAAGAGCTATTAATTCTTTTTCTAGGTTATCCATTGTTTGCATTTCTTTATCGCTTTTGTTTAATAAATATTTTAATTCTTTCATGTACTCTTCAAATTTTTTATTATAAGATGAAGAAAATTTATCGTTATCTAGTTCATCTAGTTTAGACAAGATATTAAAAGCTTTATTAGCAATCCACTCACAAGTGGCAATACAATAATTCGATCTATCTGTAAAATCTTTTACTTTATGAGCTTTTTTCTTTTTCATATTGTTCTAATAAGGCTCTTAATAATTTTAAATGATGCACATCCCAATTGTCGCCAGTAGCATCTTTATCTTTGCTCATATTATCTTCCCAAATATTTTTTTCAATAATTTGATCTAATAAAATATATATCTTTTCCATACTACTATTATACATAAAATATTGATAAAAGTCAAAATCTAATGTAATATACATTATAGTTCTTTAACATTGGGCCCGTAATGGTTTCGATTTTAAGAAAATAAATTGAAATGCAAGTGGAGGTTGAATCGAGGACTCCTAAAAAAGTTTCACTTATATTAACTGCCAAAACAGCAAAATATAAAGGTCATATTTCTGCAAGAGTTTCTCTTGTTGAGATGACCGAATCTGTAGCCTAAGTTACAGCGTGATATCCACGACACATCTACTGGAATATTGCGTTATTAGATGTATTCTTATATAATCCTTTTCATTTGATTTTTTATAAGAATTATTAGGGATGAATTTGACCAAGGTTAAATTTATTATTAAATGAATAGCTAAAAACCAATTGTTTATTCGACTCTTTAGCGAACTAACGGAATAAACTAAACTTGTAGTATTTTAATTTAGATTTTTAAAAGACAGAGGTTCAATTCCTCTCGGGTCCAAGCAAACGAATCCCTGTGTCTGCATTTTTTACTAGACAATACAATAATATCCATGTATGATACTTACATGAAGATAAAAAAGACAAAAATAATTTGTGCCGAATGTGGCAACGAGCATGAAATAAGGCAAAGTGATTATAATAGAAAAATTAAAGCTGGCCAAAAAAAATTTTATTGTAGTTTAAAGTGTTCTGGAAAAGCTGATCATAAAAACAATCCAAGTAAATTAGAAAAAAACAAGGGTAATATTAGTTTACTAAAAGGTTATGAAGCTAATAGATTAGATGAATATAGTTCTTTTAAATACTCCTTAAATAAAGCTAGATCAAGAAGCAAAGAAAGAGGCGAAGAAACAGATTTAACTCTAGAATACTTAAAAGAAATCTGGGAAAACCAAAATGGTTTATGTACCTACACAAACATAATCATGGAAATGCCAAGAAGTTCTCAAGATGAAGACATTAAAAAAAGCCCAACTAAATTAAGTCTTGATAGGATTGACCCAAATATAGGCTATTTTAAGGGTAATGTTGAATTTGTATGCTATTGTGTTAATGTAATGAAAAATGATTTCACTAAAGAAGAGATGGTCGATTTTATTAATTTAATTAAAAATAATTAAATTATACTTTTGTCACCAGAAAATACTACATCGCAATAATCTTTTAATTCTCTAGATATATACTCTTTCATATTATCAAAATCATTAAACTTAATAAAATTAGGTCCAAGTTCATTATCTAGTCTTATTTTAAATATATTTAACTCTTGCAGGATATCGCATTTATTGATTATTAATTTAGTTGTTCCAGATATTCTTATCGCATTTAATAATTTATTAAAATTAAGCCAGTTGACAAGTCTTTTTCTGCCAGTTGTTGTCCCGTACTCTTTACCTAAATCTATTATTTTATTTAATTCTTCATCGAGCCACAATGATTCTGGAAATAATGGATCTACTCCACTTTTTGTATCGTAAATTTTTGCTACTCCAATTATCTCTCTTATTTTTTTGGGACTAAAGCCCAAAGAACAAGCAGAGTATGGTAGAGTCTCACTACTTGTAACATATGGATAATCTCCATAATTTAAATCTAACCAAAAGCTTTGCGCGCCTTCGCAAAGAATTTCTCCATAAAGCTCTCCATCCCAAAGATACTGTTTATCTAAATAATTTCCAGCAAGTTTACCAGTTCGTAGGGCTTTATCAGCATAAGCTGGGGCAATTCCTTGTCCAGTAGTTCCGAGTTTAGGTTTTAAGAATTTAAGATCGTACTGAATATGCTTTTCAGTAATAATGTGAGCTTTGGGACTTACTTTAATTAAGGATGTGTCAAATCCCTCTCTTTTTAGATATTCTATCTCATCAAAAAATTTATCAATATTGATAACGCAATTTGGGCCGATGACACTAAGTTTATTTTGAAAAACGCCACAAGGAATGAGATGAGTTTTATATTTTTTATCATTAAGATAAACTGTGTGACCTGCATTGGGACCACCATTCCAGCGACAAACAATATCATAATTTTTAGATATTGCATTGCTTATCTTGCCTTTGCCTTCATCGCCCCAAGCTAATCCAAAGATAATATCAACTGCTTTGATCATTTTTTGTTAATTGTTCTTGAGCTTTTTGAAGTTCATTCAAATAATCGCCAAGAAGTTTTTTACAAAAATTGCTTCCATCTGCACCACAACATTTTTTAAATTTTTTATTATTGATTTGGCAAAGATCATTTCTTTGCATTTTTGGAGCTAATCTTCGAATTGGTCCTCTAAAATAAGGTTGAACATATAGTCCAACTTCAGCCGATTCTTGTTGATTATCTTGCTCCATTATAACTCTTGCGCTGGATTTCTAATATCAAAAATTGAAACTTTAGAATCTTCATTTCTATCACTTTTTACTACAACATTAGTTTCATCAATTACTTCTAATACTTCCCCATAAAAATGATCAAGAGTATTATAATTTGTTATAACTGCTACTCTTTTTCCTAGCATTCTTTTAAGAACATTTAGTTTTTGTGTATTTTTTTGTTTCATCTTTAAAGATTATATACTATGTATAATTAAATATCAAGCTTTTTATTAAATCTTCCAACGTAAGCTAGTAGTTTTATATGCCCTTTTCTTATAGATTCAATTTTAGATGGTTTGTGATGAGCTTGATGAAGTATTAACCCATTACCTAAATAAATACAACCATAAGCAGGTTCTTTATCTTTTATATCTTTGCAAATCAAAAGATCATATGTTTTTAATTCTGTTAAAGTTTTTGGTGTTGGGTCTACTCTTAATAAGTCTACGCTTTCACCCCAAGCTTTTCTTAATTGATAGTCCCAAGAAAAATTTGTTCTAGATTGTTCTGGATCTGGAATTTTTAAACCTAATTGGTCGTAATAAAATCTTGACAGAGTAGACCAACAATCATTTATTCTATCGTTGTAAGGTAGTCCTATGTATTTTTTATAATAAGAATATTTATTGTAATCAAAAAAATAAAATTCATCTTGTTTTATATTATACATTAAATATGACATTTCATTAGATAGGCTGTTTGAAATATCTTCTGCTGAAAAACCTTTGTCATTTATATGTGAGTGAAAACAATATATTATATTACCTTTAAAAGAGCATTTTTCATAATCTTCATCATTTATTAGGAAGTATTTTTTTGGATCAGAAGCTATATTTTTACATTTATAAATATTTAAAATATTGTTATTTTCATATATAAACCCGCAAGATTCTTGATTTTTATTTATTAAACAATATTCTTTTATTTTGTTTAAAGTAATTTGATCTATTGTATTAAAATTTTTCATGTCTAATTACAAATTTTAAAAATTTAAAATGAGCTTTTCTAATTGATTCTATTTTAGATATATCATTGAATGGATGATGCAAAACTAATTCATTTCCAATATATAACATGCCGTGACTTGGCTCACCTTTATTAAAACCATTAAAAACTAATATATCATATTTTTTAAGTTGAGAAATATTGTCTACGTCTATATCTATAAGACTGTTTTCATCTCCCCATTGTTTATATTTTTGTCTATTCCAAATCAGACAATTATCTGGTGGGGTATATTTAGTAGCTCTATCTTGTTCTGGATCTGAAATTTCAATATTTAATTCATTTTTGTAAAAATTTTTTATTAAAGAGAAACAATCATCTTTACCATAAATAAATTTTAAATATAAGTATTTTTTATATTCTTTATGCTCTGTAGGAGAAAAATAATTAATCTTATCTTGTTTAAGATTATATAGATAATATGGTAAATTCAATTTAAAACTATTATTTATATCACTCCAAGAAAATGAAGTATTTTTAACATGAGAATGAAAGCAAGCTATAATTTTACCAATACTAGCCGCATACATATAACTATTAGGATCTACAGCAAAATTAGTATTTTTATTTTCAGATATATTTCTTGCTCCAATATATAACAAATTGTTATTTTTCGAAACTATTAAACCACAAACTTCTTCAGTTTTGTTTTTTATTGCATGCGCCTTCGCTTGTTGTTGCCATTCATTTTCCATGAGCAAATCCTTCGTACATGCTATTTGGACTATTTCTTACTGCTCGTATCTTATTCGTCCATAATCCACCTCGCATTTCATCTATAGACCTAAAACCAAGATAACTCATTGCACTTCTAAGACCATTTGTAAAATCATATACAATATCTTCTATAGTTTTATTCTCTATAATTGGGATCAAAGTATTATCTCCTTCTACGAAAAGATTCTTTTTTGTTCCATCGTATAACTCATAATCTTCCACTACGTCTTGACTGGCCATTCCTCTATATTTTGCATATATTTTTCCGTCTTTTTCAATAATATTTTCATCATCAGTCGTATCTAGTAATCCAGCAAAAATTCTTCCGCAAATTACAGCATCACAACCACTTGCTATAGCTTTAACTAAATCCTTTGGATAACGAATACCACCATCAGCAAGTATGCTTGGTCTATGCTCTGGATTAGGTTCGTCTTGTTTAAATAAATCTACTTGTGATAACTCCCAATTTCTTACGGCTTGCCAAGCATAAAAATTTCCAGTCAAACTTGGACAACCAATCCCAGTTTTAACTTGAGTTAAACACATAGAACCTGGACCAATTAAATGTCTAAAACCATCCGCTTTTAAATTAGCAAGTCTATAAACGCTTTCTTTTGTCAAAGTGTTGCCAACAATAATATCCTGCTTGTATCCAGATGTTTTATACCATCTTAAAAAATCTTCTACATTTTTAGCTAATCCATTTGCTGTATCTACAAAATAAATATCAGTATATAATGAAGTATCTCTAATTCTTTCTACTGCGTCCTTTAGACCAATAGCTGTAATACAAAAATTACTCTCATCTCTAATTACTTTGGCTTTTTTCATTTGCTCTTCTATGGACATAAAACGATGTAAAACTCCAGCTCCACCTATTTTATTTATCTTAACGCAAGATTTTACAGAAGAAACTGTATCCATTGGAGAAAGAACAATAGGTATATCAATGTATTTGTTTCTGCTTATTTTTGTAGTTGTGTCAACTTCTTTTCTGGATGAAATGTCTGAAAAATTTGGTAAAAGTGAAATATCGTCGTAGCTGAGTGCTTCTTTAAACTCTTGTTTCATATGACTATTATTATAGTCTATGATTTAAAATAAGTCAAGATATTAAAAATTCAAATATAAAATTTTCTGTTTGATATAGATTTTTTAATTGATCTATGTATGTAGTTTCTAGATTAGACAAATAAAATTGTATTTGATTACCGCAGTTTTTGTATCTGCCTTTTCTTTTGCAAGAACATCCATTCTCTAGATTAAATAAAGAATTTAAGATTTGTTTAACGGCTTGATCTTCTGGTTTTAAAGTTGATAACTTATTAAAGAAAGCTGTATAGTCGGAACTTGTTTTTAATATTAATTGTTGCAACATATATATTTTATACCAAAGAATAAAATCAATGATACAATATATATTACACAAATATAAAATAAAACATTATAAATCATAGCGCAGGTTAAAGCTGACCAAAAACCTAAACAAAATGGACAAGAAAACAGTTTGGATACGAAAGTATTTCTTTTCTCTAGAAAATCTGCGTAATATAAGAAATTATTATCTTTTATGTAAGATTTATATGAAGTGAATAGGCATGGTATTACTTTAGATACATATTCGTAATAAGCGTTAGTTAAAAACCATACTACCAGTATAGTAGTATTTAAAAAAACTGATAATAGTATATTATTCAGGTATTCCATTACCGATTTTACCTATTGGATATGGAGTACGAACAATAGACTTTGGGTATGTTCTATAAATGTCATCACCTTTAATTGTAAATTCTGGATATGGAACTCTTACGATTGACTTTGGATATGTTCTATAGATATAACTACCTTGAACCACATAAGATGGGTATGGAACTCTTACTATAGAATCTTTATAATTTCTATAAATATAAGTACCTTGAGACGTTTGAGCTTTTAAGCTTAGGGTGGAGATGCTAGTTAATAATATCAAATATATAATTTTCTTCATAATTTGATACTACTAGACTTAAATAAAAAATGCAAGACTTTTTTTGAAGAATTTTGCCCATTTCAGCAAAATGAAAATTATTCTTATCTTTTAAGGTATAACAGTATATATTGATATCTAAATGTGAGTCATTTGATGCAAAACTAGAAGCTATTGAGTTATATTTGGAATATATATTTGTTGGAGAAACTAAAAAATCAATACCTTTTAAATAGAAGCCAGATTTTATTATATTATTTCTTTCTGGTAAAACTTCATAATCAAAATCAGAATAAAATTTAAAAATATTATTTGATATTTTATCTGGTTCAATAGCATTTCTGCTTGTCTTATGTAATGGTATGATTATGTCTTTCATTAAAGTTTAATAAGTTCAATTTTATAGAAATTAAAAATGTCAAAAGATCCTTTATCCATATGATAGTCTTCTTTATAAATCACTTTTTTAATTCCATATGAGGCTATATTTGAAGCGCAAGCAGAACAGGGTAATAAAGTTGTAGCTAAAATGTAAGGTTGTTCTTCTCTTTTTATTCTTGATAAAGCATTTATCTCAGCATGTATGACGTATTTTCTTCTTAAATTTCGATCTAGCCAAAAGCTTTCGTCCATATTTACTTTTGGTAAAAGTCCATTGTATCCAGTCGATAACACCCTGCCTTCTTTATTCAAAATACAGCATCCTACCTTTTTATGAAGATCTTCTGATCTTTTGGCACATTCTGTAGCAATATTAATTGCTAACTCTTCAAATGATATTCTTCTCATAATTTATAAAACAAATAAACTGAAAATAGAATAATCAAAATAAATTTTAATTCCATGCAGTTATATTACCATAAAATTAATGACTTGACAAGATATTTTATTCTTATTATAATGATTGTTATGATTATAGGTATAACTGGAGTAGCTAGATGTGGCAAAGACACTTTTTACTCTATTCTTAAAAAATTTCTAGAAGAAAAACAATTAAAATCTCAAAGGTTGGCTTTTGCAGATGATTTAAAAAATGAATTAAATAGTTTTACTAAAGATAAATTTAATATAGATTTATTTAAATGTGATGGCACAGATAAAGAACTGGTAAGACCATTAATGGTAGCTTATGGAAAATGTAGACGAAGTCAGACCGAGGGAAAGTATTGGACTTCTAAATTAGATATAAAAGTAGAAAATTTATTGAAAGACAATATCATTCCTATTGTTACTGATGTAAGATATATAGAATATAGGGATGATGAATATTCTTGGTTGAAATCTCGTAATGGTATATTAATTCATTTATCTAGAAAACTAGATGATGGATCTATTATTCCTCCAGCTAATATTGAAGAAAAAGCAAATGATAATAAATTAAAAGCTGTTGCTGATTTTTCTATATGCTGGGAAACTTGTCAAGATACAAACTTCTTGTACGAACTAATGCAGAAAAACTTAAGGAATATATATGACAGACTTAGACTTAATTAAAAATATAAAAAATAACAAAGATAACGAATCATTAAAATGTTTAATACATCGCCATAGTGGTATTTTTTGCGAGATTGTAAAAAGATATCAATCTTTCATATCTCAAAAAGGACATGATCCAAAAGATCTTTACGAAGATAAAGATGTTATTGTATATCAATCCGCTCTGTCTTTTAATGAAGATAAAAATGTAAAATTTTCTACTTGGTTAGGTAATCAAGCTAGATATCATTGTTTGAATTTTTTGAATAAAAATGCTAAATTCTTGCCCACAGATAATGAATACCTCCAGAATATGATAGAGAATTCTCAAGATCAGAAAGAAGATATGAAAAAGGAAAATTGCGATTATTTCCTTAATATTTTAAAATCTTTAAAAGATAAAAGAGCATATAAAATATTCAAAATGCGCTTTTATTCTCCTAAAAAGAAAAATCGTTCTTGGAATGCTATTGGAAAAAAATTGAATATAAGCACCCAGACTGTTATTAATATATATAATAAACATATTGATTTTTTAAAAGTAAAATCTTTCAAAAATAATTTTAACGATCAAATATAATTTCTTGACTTTTTATAATAAAGCCATTATAATCATAAAATATGAATACAAATCAAACAAACAACAAAAGCAATGAATGGTCTAAAAGAGATATTGGAGCTCTATGGAAAAGAGAAGGTAAGAGTGGTAAATATCTTTCTGGATATTTCAAAGATGAACTCGGAGAACAAGTAGAGATCGTAGTATTCACCAATAAGTACAAAGGTGAAAATGCAAAAGCTCCAGACTTTAGAGTTTATCTTTCTAAGGATACTAATGGATCTTCATCTGCAGCAAAAACTACAGAAAATCCACAACCAGTTAAAGCTAAAGTACAAAAACCTCAAGTAAAGCAAGTACAAGAAGTAGAAGAAGATCTATTGTAAAATGGATATAGCTCTTAATATTCCTTTAAATAATTTAAGTTTTGGGCAAACTTCATTTGCTTTGCTTAAAAACTTATATGAAAGGAATTTTAATGCTAAAATATTTCCAATAGGAAATAACATTGATCTTTCTAGTCAGAAAGTTGATAATGATCTTAATTTATGGATTAAAAAATCTATAGATGGGTCATTATCTTCTTTCTCTAGAAAAGAAAAAATATTTAAACTCTGGCACTTAATGGGTAGTTTAGAAAGTTTTTCTGAAAAACAAATTCTTCTTTCATTTTATGAGTTGGATTCTCCAACTAAAGAAGAAGTAAATATTGTTAAAAATAACCATAAGACTATATTTACATCTAAATATACATGTGAAATTTTCAAAAATAGTGGATGCTCAAACATAGAATATGTTCCATTATTTTTTGATAAAAATAATTTTAATGTAAAGCAAAAGCAATTCTTTCAAGACGAAAGAATAACATTTAATTTAGTAGGTAAATTAGAGAAAAGAAAGAATCATAAAATTGTGATACAATCTTGGCTTAAAAAATATGGTAACAATCCAAAATATTTTCTTCAATGCTCTATTTTTAATCCATTTTTAAAACCAGAAGATCAACAAAATTTAATAAACTCAATGATGGATGGAAAAAGATATTTCAATATATCTTTCTTAGGCTTTATGCAAAGTAATGAAACTTATAATGATTATCTAAATAGTGGTGATATTATTATCGGTATGAGTGGCGGAGAAGGTTGGGGATTACCAGAGTTTCATTCATTAGCTTTAGGTAAACACGCAGTAATTCTAAATGCTCATGTATATAAAGATTGGGCAAATGAAGAAAATTCATGCCTAGTTAATCCTTCTGCTAAAATAGAAGCATATGATAATATGTTCTTTCATAAAGGAGCAGCCACAAATCAAGGGAATATCTATACATTCAAAGATGATGATTTTATTGATGGATGCGAAAAAGCAATTAAAAGATTTGAGTCTAGTAGAGTTAATACCAATGGACTAAAATTACAAGAACAATATACGATAGAAAACACAATGTCACAAATATTAAAATTAATGGAATAATATGCCAGAATATATGTATCAACATCCTACTGATGGAAGAACAATTTGTTTGATACAAGGAATCAATGATAAGCACCAATATATTGACGTAAAGGGTGTAAAATGGAATCGATTATTTACTAGCCCACAAATTAATACCCAAGAAAAACTATCAGCAAATTCAAGTGATAAAGACTTCGCTAGAGTAACTTCTTCCCAAAAAGGAAATGTTGGTGATCTTTTTGACAGAAGCAAAGAGCTTTCTGAAAAGAGACAACAACTCTATGGTAAAGATCCAGTTAAAAATAAATATTTTAAAGACTGGAGTAAAAAACGTAATGGTAAAAAACACCCTAAATCACATACTGATTGATTTATTTTTTATTTAAATGGTTTTGTATTATATCAAAATTACGATCTAATTTAGCTTCGATTCTATCAAAATAAACTTCAAAAGATTCTTTAGTAACATACGTAGTACTTATTTTTAAAGCTAAATCCGCTATTTCTTGTTGATGCTTTCTTCCTTCTAGCTCCATTTCTTTTCTTAAGGTAATAAAATCACTAAAGGTTTTATCATTAATTTCCTTCATAAGATTCTCTTGCTTATCAAAAAGAGAGAACACTCTAGTAAATAACCATCCTCCAAGAAAGGATAAAGCTCCTAAAATGACATTAAATAATATTGTAATATCTAAATTCACATAGATAATTACACATTAATATATAATTATTAGAGTTTTAAATCACCAAAATCTTCGTCTTCTATATCAGTCTTTCTTGCACCGACTTTATAGCTAGAAATCTCAGTTTCTTGAGGCGCGACTTGTACTTTGCTGCTATCTAGATAACTATCATGCCATCCCCCAATAGGGTTATCTTTTTGATTAAATATCTTCTTATAACCTAAGCTTCTTAGTCTGCTATCACAAAGCCACTTAGAGTAGCCATCTAGAACCTCTGCATTTAATCCAAGTAGACTACCATTACTGAAGAGATACTTAGACCATTCACTTTCGTTCTTGGCTGCTTGTTCATAAAAAGCATAGATTTTATCTTCACTTTTCTTGACTATACTTGTAAAACCTTCTTTATCTTCGTCTCTTAATATTTTAAGTAAATTTTGACTTACTGCAAAATGAAGAGCTTCATCACGTTGAATGAATTTTATAATTTTAGAATTGCCTTCCATCTTACCTCTATATCCAAAATAGAAAGAACAAGCGAAAGAAACATAAAATACAAGACCTTCCATTACATTAATAGAAAGAATAGCGTCAAAAATCTTTTGTTTTGGGTCTTTTTTCTCGTCATCTCCAAGAATTTTATCAAAATTATTTCTAATTAACTCTGCACGGCTTGTAATTTCTTTATCTTCCATAATGCTATCGAAGAATTTAGTAGCATCTGGATATACATTATTCAAAAGATAAGAATAAGAATAACTGTGAATACCTTCGAATTGAGCCCATGTATTCATACAAATCTCAAGTTCTGGATTACTTACATAATCTTTAAGAGAATGAATACTCCTAGAAAGCATACTATCGCCAAGAGTTTGAAATCTTAAATTACTATCAAAAACAAATCTTTCTGTTTCTGTTAGGTTATTATAATCACTGCGATCTTTTCCTAAAGCTATTTCATGAGGCCACCAAAAATTTTCATTTTGCTTTTTAAATAACTCAAAAAATATTGGATATTTAAAACGATCATATCTTTGAAGATTAAGATCTTCGCCAAGAAACAATGGTTGTTTAGTAGTATCTATATTTTTGAAATTTAATACTGTTTTCATATGCTTATAGCTTACACGCACCGCTAGAACAATCTCCGTCTTCTTTTTGATCTAGGGATTGTTCTCTATCTCCATCATCTGTATTATTATAATAAAGACTAATTAAGCCAAGACTATATGCGTACATGATTTCTTTCATTACTTTAGCGTCTGGTAATATATTATTCTCATAATGACTATAGTTGTAGTATACATTAGTTGATATAGCCATGTCAATATATTTTTGAATTACTGCATTTATTTTTAATAATCCATTATTATCTTTAAGATCATAAGCTAATTCATAATTATCATCATACTTGCCAATTCCTGGAACCATTACTGGAAGCTTGCCCATTTTACTAGTTTTATAAGTAATAAGACTACGAATAGGTTCAACACCATTTGTGGAGGATTGAATAACCGAACTACTTTCACAAGGCATACAGGAAGATAATGTTGAGTGTCTTAAACCATGTTCTTTAATTTGTTTTCTTAGCTTTTCCCAATCAAGAGATAGTTTTCTTTTACATATTTCGTCTACTTTATCTTTGTAAGTATCAATTGGTAATATGCCTTTAGAATATTTTGTATGATTGAATTTTTCACACTTACCTTTTTCTTTGGCTAATTCTAGACTACTCTTTAAAAGATAATATTGAAAGTATTCCATCCATTCATCAATTACTGGTAGTGACTTATCTGAACTATATTTTAATTCATTTTTAGCAAGAAAAGCTGCAAGATTAGTAATACCAACTCCAAGACTTCTACGTTTTTTAGCAAAATTTTCAGCAGCAACATTAAAGTAATCTTGAAGTTCAATGATTTCATCAAGAAATCTTACGATAAGATCGCAAGTCTTTTCAAGATCCTGCCAGTTTTTTATTTCTAGCATATTTACTGCCGAAAGAATGCACATTCCAATTTCCCCATTCTTGTCATTGTAATCGTTTAATGGAATAGTTGGATGGATAACTTCTGTGCAAAGATTACTCATCGTAACTTTATCAGACCAAGCTCCATGCTCGTTAGCATGATCTACATTAAGAATATAAATACGACCAGTTTCAACTCTTTCTTTAATTATCAAAGAGAATAATTTTCTAGCAGATACTTTCTTTTTTAATTTTAATTTTTTAGATTCGCATTCTTTATATACTTTATCAAAGTCTTTGGTTCCCCAAGCTTCGTAAAGCTCTGGAACTTCTGAATTATTGAATAATGTAATATCTTCATCTTTCAAAACTCGATCATAGAATAATTTACTCATGCCAACAGTATAATCAAGCTTACGAACTCGATTGTCATCTGTTCCAGCATTATTCTTTAGTACAACAATATCTTCAATTTCATAATGCCACCATTGAATATTGCAAGTTGCGCTACCACCTCTTAAGCCATTTTGTTGCCAAGCTTTTACGCTACTTTCATAGATTTTTAAAAATGGGATTAAACCAGTATGAACAACTTCGCCATTCTTGATTGGTGATCCAATAGCTCTAATCTTACTAATATCAATACCAATTCCACATCTATTAGCTGTAGCCATACTAACAGCAGTTGCACTAGCTGTAATACTTTCTCTTGTGTCGTCTACCCCAATTAAACAACAACTAGCATAATTCCTACTAGAAGTTCTTACTCCAGCCATTACTGGCGTTGGTAAATTAATTTTATGCTTACTAATCGCGTCATAGAATTTTCTTACATAATTCAATCTTGAATCTACTGGATATTTTGCAAAAGCATAAGATGCAATTAATATATAAGCAAATTGTGGAGTTTCATAAATTTGACCAGTGGTTCTATTTTTAATTAAATATTTATCGCAAAGCTGTTTAATTCCAGCATAAGTGAAAGTAAAATCTCTTTCGTGATCAATGAACTCTCCGATTTTATTTATTTCGTCTTCAGAATAATTTTCTAGAATTGAAGTATCGTATACTTTATTCTTTATGCCTTGATTTAAAAACTCTGATAGCCTTGGAGCATGCTTACCTTTCCAAACATCTTTTCTTAGTTGGTAATTCAAAAGCCTCGCTGCGACAAATTGATAATTTGGTTTTTCAGTTGAAATAAGATTAGCTGCACTTTCAATCAATAGGTTGTGTATCTCTTTGCTTGTGATACCATCATGTATGTTTATTTTTGCATTGATTTCAATATCTGTTAAACTGACTCCAGAATAACCATCAATTGCCCAGTTGATTACTTTATTTATTTTTTCTACATCAAATTTTTCTGTTGCACCATTTCTTTTCTTTATAATAACATTTTTGCTCATATTTTGTTTCTAAGGTAAAGAATAGTTTACAGTGTTTTTAATTTTTATAAAAGAAAAATAATCAAACTAGTGTTAATAACTTTATATCATACTAAACAAGTGTACTGATTTTATATCTTTTCTTAATAAATATTTCCCAATGAGCTCCTTACAAAGCAAAGCTTTCCCTGTATTTTACTACAGGATTGCTCGAGCCATTAGTTCTATTTCCCAATTGAGTCCGTAAGCCTTTCGGCCACCTAACACTTATCGGATGTCGGTAGGATCATCCATCGCGTGTTAGCCCTTACACCTACACTCCCAGAATTTCTTCTGGTTTCTCGGGGCGCAAGCTTTGATAGCGTTGCCCGACGTTAAGAACTAATCTAACTCACCATTTTGAGGAGTATGGCAAACCTTTTCGCTTTGCAGCGAGATGTCGTACTATAATATATGAATCAATATATTTTGTCAAATAAAATTTATTTAATTATATTAACTATAATATCTTATATGTATTTATTTATTTATTTTAAGTGTAATACTATACATGCCAATACCCCAGCCAAAAGATAACGAAAAACAAAACGATTACATGGGTCGTTGCATGCATAAGGTCAATAAAGATAATCCAAAAATGGAAAATAAACAACAAGTTGCAATTTGTCTCAACACTTATAATAATCCTAAAAAGAAAAGCAAGGCAGAAGTTGAAATTGATTTCTCAGAACAAATTAAAAATATGAATAAACAAGAAGTTAAAATAGAAGAACCAACTCATACAGCCGTAACTGCACCAGTTGAAGAAACTAAAGCAGAAGAAGTAAAAAGTCAAATTAAAGCAGAAACTGATGGTAAGGGTGAATTAATTCAAACAACTCTTCTTCAAATGCAACACCAATATAAAATTTTACATTGGCAAACAACTTCATTTTCACAACATAAATCATTTGATGAAATAGTAAGCAGTCTAGTAGAAAATACTGATGAATTCATTGAAACTTATATGGGTAAATACGGCAGAGTAATTGCTACAAATACATTTAATATTACTTTAGCTAATTACAAAGATACAGATTTTATGGCTCTTACAGATAAATATATTGAATTTTTAATTGGCTTATCTAATATGCTTGACGCTTCAAAAGACTCAGATTTATTAAATATTAGAGATGAAATTCTTGGTTCTTTAAATCAATTAAAATATCTATTAACCCTAGTTTGATTAAAATTAATTGACATTTTTATAATAATAGATTACCATTATCTATGGTAACTCAAAAAAAGATATTATGGATATCTGATTATAATTTATCTCACTCTGCTGGAGGAGCTCAAAGAAGTAACGATATAATTATTCAAAAAGGCAGAGAATTAGAGTTATCTATATTAGAAGCAAATTATAACTTTAATTTTGATATTGAAGATTTTAATCAATACGATATATTAATTTCATCTAACTTAGAAGCGATATATAAATTATATCCCAATATTATAGATAAAATAGCTTCTCACAAGTATCATGTTAGACTTGAACATGATTCAAATAGATATTTAAAACAAGAAGACAGAGAAAAACTTTTTAGATCTTGCAAAAAGACAGTATTTTTAACTAATTTTCATCATCAGTTATTTATTAATAATTATGGAGATATTTTTAATAATGTAGAAATCGTAGCGGATCCTATAGATATAGATTTATTCTATAATCAAAACCAAGAAAGAGAAGACAAGATTTTATACGTTGGATTTATGCATGAATTAAAAGGTACATTATCATTTTTTGAATTCGTTATGAACAATCCTCAATTACAATTTGTAGTTGCTGGATGGGGAACAAGAGTTTTTGATTTTCTAGCAAGGAATACTCCTAATGTAGAATATCTAGGAACAGTCCGTCACGAAGAAATGCCTAAACTTTTAAATAAATATGAAACACTTTTTTATAGCCCAATTATACCAGAACCATTTTGCAGATCTGTTGGCGAAGGCATATTATGTGGAATAAAATTAATGTCCTCTAGCTCAAATATTATAGGATGCATGCACGAATTTCGAGAATTAGGTAAAGAAAAATTTATTGAAAATTGTAAAAATGCTCCAGAAATTTTTTGGAATAAAATTTTAAATTAATGAATTTGATTTCGGTTATCTGTTCGGTATATAATTCTTCTAAATGGTTAGATGTTTACCTTAATTGCGTAAACAATCAATTTGAAAAAGAATTTGAAATTATTTTTATAGACGCAAATTCATCAGATAACTCAGTAGACATTATTAATAATTTTAACTTTAGGAAAGGGATTAGTAAACAAATTATAAAGAATTCAGAAAGAATTACGATATATAATGCTTGGAATATTGGTATAAAAAATGCTTCTAATCCTTATGTAATGAATTGGAATACTGATGACCTTATTTATCCATCGGCAATTCAAACTTATTCAAACTATGCAAACAAATATCCAGAAATAGATTTATTTTATAGTCCATGTTGTATTATAAATTCTCAAAGCTATGATTCTATAGTAGGACTAAGAAATTGGCCAGATTATTCTCACGACTTGCTTTTAAAATTTTGTTATTGTGGTCCTTTTCCATTAGTAAAAAAAAGAGCGATAGAAAGCGTTGGATATTTTAATGAAAATTATAAATCTTCTGGAGACTATGATATGTGGTTGAAGCTATCTAAATTTGGTTTTAAATTTAAAAAAATCTCAGATATTATAGGCTCATTTTATCAAAGAGAAGATTCAGTTTCTGTAGCAGGGTTAGAAGTAGCTCAAGCGGAAGATAAAGAGATACAGGAAAAATACAAATGATTGTACAGATAACAATGACAAGAAATGAATTATTTCTTATAAAAGAAATGCTAGAGGTTTGGAAAGACTATGCTGATGGTTTTGTATTTTTAGATGATAGATCAACAGATGGAACATATGAATTTTTAATAGAGAATAAAGAAAAATATAATATTTTAAGCATTCTAAAAACTAATATTGATAATGATAAACTTGTCATAGAAACAGACTTAAGGCAACGCCTTTATGATGAAGCATTAAAATATTCTAATAATATAATATGTTTAGATTCAGATGAATATCTAGACGGAACATTATTAAAAAAAGATTTAGAGAAAGTATTAGATTCAAATAAAGATACAGTTTTTTACTTACATTGGATTCAATATACTGATAGAAATCAAATAAGAGTAGACGGTCCTTGGAAAACTAATTTTAAAGACAGGATAGGCTCTTATGAAAATAGAGCAATATTTCAACCAGCACAAATGCATTCTACGCATTTACCTCATACTGGTAAAAATTTAATAATAGACAAACCATTTCTTTTTATTGCGCACTTACAATGGATAGATAAAAAATCAGTAGCAATTAAACAATACTTTTGGAAAGTCACAGACTATGTTAATAGATTAAAATTTAATATAAAAACTGTTCCAGTAACAGCCTATGATGAATCAATTAATAATTTTAATTGGGAGTACGAAGAGTTTGACTTTCCTTTGAAAATAAGATATGATATATACGATAATCAACCAATTGAAATGAATTATAAATATAAATTTATCAAAGATCATATAAATAAATATGGAATTCCAAATTTAAATGATTGGGGAATGAATATACATTAATTATGGAACAAATATTAAAATTAATTGAAGACTATATTAATCAAGAGAAATCAAAAAAAGAATGGATTCCTGGAAAAGATTGGGTTCAATATGCTGGACCATTTTTTGGAACTGAAGAATATACAGAATCCACAAAAGCGCTCTTAAATGGCTGGTTAGTATTGGGTAAAAATGGAATTACTTTTGAAAATATTTTCCCAAAAGAACTTGGTAAAGAATATGGTATATTAACAAATAGCGGAAGTAGCTCTAACTTAATAATGATGTCTGCTTTAGCATCAAAAAGATTATATAATTTTCCGAAAGGAACAGAGGTAATAACCCCCATAGCTGGCTTTCCAACAACAATTAATCCAATATTCCAAATTGGGTTTAAACCTGTTTTTGTTGATATAGATCTTGATACATTAAATTTAAATTTAGAACAAGTTGAACAAAAAGCTAAACAAGGTGCAAAAGTAATAACATTTGCACATGTATTAGGTAATCCTCCAAACATGGATCAATTGATGGCGATTATCAAAGAATATAATTTAATTTTATTGGAAGACTGTTGTGACGCTTTAGGTTCGACTTATAATAATAAACTACTTGGTAGTTTTGGTGAGTTTTCAAGTTGTTCTTTTTATCCAGCGCACCATATGACAATGGGAGAAGGAGGTTTTGTAGCTTGCAATACAAAACAACAAGAAATTGTAGCTAGAAGTTTTAGAGAATGGGGAAGAGGATGTTATTGTGTTGGACTTAAAGCTAATCTTTTAAAAAATGGAAGTTGCAATAATAGATTTTCAAATTGGCTTCCATCTCTTCCAGATGAAATTTTTGATCATAAATATGTTTATGATGAAATTGGTTATAATTTAAAACCTACGGATTTACAAGCGGCTATGGGATTAGCTCAAATTAAAAAATTACCAGAAATAATTAACCTCAGAAAACACAATCATAAAAGATTGTCCGAAATATTTTCAAAGTATGAAGACTATTTTATAATTCCAAAAGCAACAAAAAATTCTGATCCAAGTTGGTTTGCGTTTGCACTTACAATTAAAAATAACAATAAATTCAAGAGAAAAGATATTGTAGATTATTTTGAAAGTTCTAAAATTCAAACAAGACCATATTTTGCTGGGAATATTATGCTACAACCAGCTTACGAAGGTTTAATGGATCAAAATGAAGTTATTAATAATTTTCCAATTGCTAGAAAAATTACTACTGATACATTTTTCTTAGGAACAAGTCCAGTCATTACAGACCAGCAGATAGACTACATTGAATATGTTTTAAATCAATTTTTTGCATAACTCAAAAATGAATAAACAAGTTTTAATATTAACTGGTACGACTGATGAATATCTATTTCATGAGAATGGTGTAAAAATGCAAGAAGTATTCGACTTAGCCTTACCTTCAAAAGAAAGATATGCAAAAAAATATAATTATGATTTATTAACAATTCGTTCATTTAAGAATGGCAATATATATGGATTTAATAAAGACGTAGATTTAGGATTTTTGAGAGTTACAAGAGCGTTTGAAATGCTAGCACACTACGATTTAGTTATGTGGATAGACGCAGACGCAATAATAACAAATGATATACCTATAAGTGATTTCCCGATAGAACAAAAAACTTTTTGCGCATCTTATGATTGGGCATGGAGACAATCTTTTAGTACTGGAAATTTTATAATTCAACGCACACCAGAATATAAATTATTATTCGACCTATTCCTGCAAATAGGAAGTCAATTTAGCGGGAGAGTTCTGCAAGAGCAAGAAACATTAAATTATATTTACAGGAATTTAAATGAAAAAAATACTATAAAAATATTAGAACATAAATTTTTGAATGCAGTTCCTAGTTTTGTTGCGGAAACAAAAACGTGGAGATCAGATAAAAATAGAACGCAAATTATATCTCCATGGAATGAAGACTGTTTTTTAGCACATTTAACTGGCTGTTCAAATCAAGAGAGAGTAGATATGTTGAAAACCACGCTCAAACAATTTCTATGAGGCACTTGATAGTAGAAAACAGAAGAGAAGGATTTTTTTCAAATTTTAATTTGATTGCTGGGAGTCTTTATAGCATGTACGAAAAAAATATTAAAGAATTTAATGTTGTATGGGAAAATCCTTTGTATCAAAATACAAAGTACAATATGTTTGATAGATACTTTTATAAACAAGAAATATATTCTGATTTTGATTTAATTCATACAGCTCATGATTTAAGCGTTTTTATGTTTCATTTCGTTACTCCAATAGAAACATTTCGCAAGTTAAATATGGTTATGAATCATTATGATTGTTATAATAATGAATTTTTTATTGAAATAAAAAATAAATCTATAGAAAGACCAAGCTCTTTAGGAGTTCATGTTCGTAGAACAGATCACTCAAGACACGGAGAACTTCTACCTGATGAATATTATTTTTCAAAAATAGATGAAAATTTGAATAAAGATAAATATGAAAATATTTTTCTTGCTACAGATGATTTTAATACTATTATAAAATTTAAAAACAGATATGGAAATAGGCTTTTTTATAATGAAAATATCGTCAGATCGAATGGAAGCATTGGGATTCATTATAGCAATCAAATAGATAAAGAAAAATTAACGTCAGATGTTATGATGGACGCTTTATCACTGACTAAATGTAAAAAAATATTGATTACTGCTAGTAATGTAGCGGGGTATGTTTTAATGACTAATCCGCATATAGAGTATGATCAAATAGATAAACATATTAATTTTATATCATGAATAAATTAAATCTTAAAAATATAACATTACTTTCTCTGAATTGTACAAATCCTATTCAAAGCGTAAAAGCTTTATTATATAGCTCTAAAGATATAGATTTTGGAGAGTTAATATTAGTTAGCGACACAAAACCAGAAAAATTACCAGAAAATATAAAATACATATATACTGAGCCAAAAACTCATTATAGTGCAAATTCATTTACATATACAGAATTACCAAATATAATAAATACAGAATTCATGCTAGGTATTCATGATGATGGTTTTGTTATCAATCCACATTTATGGGACGATGATTTCTTGAATTACGACTACATTGGTGCACCTTGGAAAATTTATGGATTAAGAAACAGGGTAGGAAATGGCGGATTTGTTTTAAAAAGTAATAAATTTATACAATTAACTAGAAATATAAAATATTTAGGCTCGCACGAAGATGGAGAACTAACAAATGTATATTATGATTATTTTACTAATTATGGTTGCAAATATGCTCCAGTAGAAGTTGCTATGAAGTTTTCTTTAGAGTCTAAAATTCCAGAATGTGAATATAATTTAAATAATTGTTTTGGTTTTCATGGCAGGGGTCGTCCAGAAGATATTAGCGTTCATGATGGAGAATATTATCAATTTCAAGAAAAATGTAGACTTTTAGAGAATACAACATTATAATCTACAATATGGATGAATATATTGTAATTTGCCCAAATCATCACGCTGGCATGTTTAGCTATATGTGGGAAACATTAAAAATGATTAAAGCAAATCAAAACGAAAGCATATATATTGATTGGACTCAAAGCATATATCAAAAAAAATTAGGAGATAATGTTTGGGATTATTTTTTTAAACAACCCTTTATAGAAAAAAGCCCAAATAAAATTAAAAATATTCACTATTCAAATTATGTTGAACAACTTGATCCAGATGAAATTTTCTATTACGTATATAATCCTCATGATCCTAATTATGGAAATTTACCTGATGAAAAAAAATATTCAAGAAGACTACAATATAATAATCTTATATCAAAATATTGTGTTTTAAATTCGAATATTCAATCAAAAATAGATAATTTTTATAATAATAATTTTTTAAATAAAAAAGTACTAGGCGTACATATGAGAGGCACGGATCATCCATATAAAGTTTCAATAGAAAAATCTATAGAACAAATAAAAAAATATGCAGACTCATATGATTTAATTTATATTTCTACAGATGAATTTGAAAGATATAATCAAGTAAAACAAACTTTTGGAGATAAAGTAATCACGTATGATAGCCTCAAAAGCTCATCTACATCTCCACTCCATGGGCAATTTTATCCAATATCTGAAACAAAGTATAGAGCTGGAGAAGATGTTATTATAGAAGCACATTTAATGTCTATGAGCAATTTTTTATTATGCTTACCACACTCAAATGTTAATTATTATGCTATTTATCGTAATCTAAATTTACCTTACGCGACTTATTGTGAAGCATTACATGGTTAAAATAAATGAATAAAATTGTATATATAACTGGATGTCTTGGATTTATTGGTTCATACATAACCAGACTTTGCTTGAAAAAAGGATGGTATGTAAAAGGTGTGGATAAAGTCACATATGCAGCGAATAAAGATTTACTAGAAGAATTTAATAAATATATAAATTTTTCATTCGTACATTGTGATATAAATGATCTTAAATTTTTATATGATTGCGATTATATTATTAATACTGCAGCAGAAACTCATGTTGGAAATTCTATAACTAATAGTGATGACTTCATTCATTCAAATGTTAATGGCGTACATAATATTTTAAATTTAATAAAAAATTATAGACAAGAATCAAATAAAAAACCAATACTATTACATTTTAGTACAGACGAAGTATATGGAGATATTAGCAGTGGCATACATATAGAAACGGATATTTTAAAACCATCCAATCCATATTCCGCAACAAAAGCTGCGGCAGATATGTTAGTTTTAGCTTGGGCTAGAACTTATAATCTTAAATATATTATAGTAAGACCAACAAATAATTATGGAATAGGTCAATATGTAGAAAAACTTATCCCTAAAACATGTAAATATTTAAATTTGGGAAGAAAAATTCCTTTGCATAATCACGGAACACCAATTAGAAATTGGTTGCATGCTGAAGATACAGCCAAAGCTGTAATAAAAATAATAGATTCACAAGAAGAAAATCAAATATATAATATATCAGGTGGTTTTGAACAGTCAAATCTAGAAACTGCAAGAAAAATAATTAGTGCATTTTTAAATTCTAGCGATTTTAATATTAATGATTATGTTGACTTCTCATTTTCAAGAGCAGGACAAGACGTAAGATACGCGCTAAATGATGATAAATTAAAAATGTTAGGCTGGAAATCTGAAGCAATTTTTGATAAAGAGATTTCTCCAATTGTTAATTATTATAAAAATAAATTCATTTGGTAATGAAAGTTTCAGATTTCATTATTGAGTTTTTAGTTTCAAAGGGAGTAAAAGATATATTTACTGTCTCAGGTGGAGGATGCATACATTTAATCGATTCATTAGGAAAAAATAAAAATATAACATATATATGCAATCATCATGAACAAGCTTCTGCTATTGCTGCAGAAGGTTATTCTAGAATAAATGGAAATATAGGAGTTGCATTGGTAACTACTGGGCCTGGAGGTATTAATGCTTTGAATGGAGTATTTGGATGTTGGACAGATTCTATTCCTTGTTTATTTTTATCTGGACAAGTTAGTTTAAATCAAACTATTCAAAATACTAAATGCAGACAAATAGGAGATCAAGAATATCCAATTATTGAATCTGTAAAACCAATGACAAAATACGCAGTAATGATTACTGACAAAAATACAATAAGATACCATTTAGAAAGAGCTTATTATGAAGCTACGAATGGAAGAAAAGGACCAGTTTGGATTGATATACCTTTAGATATACAAGGATCAGACATTAATCCAGATAAATTAGAATCTTTTATTCCAGATCAAATTAACGAAACAATCAAGGTTTCTGATATAGAAAATATTTTATCTTTAATTAAATCTGCTAATAAACCTTTAATAGTAGTAGGAAGTGGAGTTAGATCTGCTAATGCTATAGATGATTTAAATAAATTTTTATCAATAACTCAAATACCAATTATGACTAGTTGCCATAGCGCAATAGATACAGTAAATGAGAGTTATCCGTATTACGCTGGCAGACATGGAATCTTAGGGCAAAGATCATCAAATCAAATCATTCAAGAATGTGATTTATTGTTGGTCTTAGGCTCTAGACTTATATTAAAAACTACAGGATATAATTTAAATTTATTTGCTAAAAATGCTAAAAAAGTTATAGTTGATATAGATCAAAATGAAATAGACAAACACAAGTTCAATATAGATATTAAAGTTAATACAGATATAAAGAAATTCTTAACTTTAATCAATAAATCAATTCAAAAACCAGAAATTAAAGAATGGATAGAGTATTGTAAAAATTTAAGAAATAAAGATCGTTTTGTTTTTGATAAGCATTATAATTTAAAAGATAAAACTAGCATATATGTTTTCATAGAAAAATTAAGCAAAATTTTACCAACTAATATTCCAATTGTCACAAGCGATGGCGCAGCACATGTAGTTACTCAACAATCTATAAGATTAAAAGAAAATCAAAGACTCTTTACTAATACTGGATGTGCTTCTATGGGATATGGATTGCCAGCAGCTATTGGAGCATGCTTTGCAAATAATAAAAAAGAAATAATCTGTATAGAAGGTGATGGAAGTATTATGATGAATCTGCAAGAACTTCAGACTTTGAAGTATTATAATCTTCCTATTAAATTATTTATTATCAATAATAATGGATATTTCTCAATCAAACAAACGCAAAAATTATTCTTTAACGGAAATGAATATGCTTCTGGCCCAAATAATGGAGTATCAATTCCTTCTTTTGAAAAAATAGCTTATGCTTTTGATATTAAGTATTTATCTATAAAAACCAATAATCAAATAGATGAAAATATTAAAAAAGCATTATCTTTAAATGAGCCTATATTATGTGAAATATTTGCTCACGATAATGAAGCTTTTGAACCAAAAGTAGTGCCAAAGGGCATAGATGATAATGGTAGAATAATTCCTGGAGAATTGACCGACATGTTTATTTCAGAAAGTTTTGATTAATTATAATTTATCAACTATAATCTATTATGAATAATATATTTGAAGACCTATTCGTGCTTGAAATGACGAATAACCACTTAGGATCTTTGGAGCGTGGATTAAAAATTATAAGCGAATTTTCTAAAGTAGTTAAATTTAATAATATAAAAGCCGCCATAAAACTTCAATTTAGAGATGTAGATAATTTTATTCATAAAGATTTTAAAGACAGAAAAGACATAAGATACATAAAAAGGACAATTGAAACAAAAATGTCCGATAAAGATTATGAATTATTGGTAGATAGCATTAAGCATCATAGCATGATTCCTATGTCTACTCCATTTGATGAAAAATCTGTAGATTTTTGTGATAAATTGAACTTGCCAATTATTAAAGTCGCCAGCGCAGACAATAACGATTGGGTTTTATTAAATAAAATAGCAGAACTTAGAAAACCAGTAATAGTCTCATTAGGAGGATTGTCACTAAAAGATACCGATGATTTAGTTAAATTTTTTGCCAATAGAAATATTCCATTAGCGCTAAATCATTGTATAGCTACATATCCAACTAAAATTCAAGATCTTCAATTAAATCAAATTGATTATTTAATAAATAGGTATCCATTAAATACTATAGGTTTATCTACCCATGAACAAGGATCGTCTCACGATTCAATGTTAGTATCTTATGCGAAAGGAGCAAGAATATTTGAAAAACATATTGATATTAATTCTGATGGCAAAGAAATTTCAAAGTATTCCGCATTACCACAAGAAATAGATGAATGGGTTAAAGCTTGGCATAAAGCAAAAATAATTTGTGGATCTTCTTCTATGGAAAGAATTTTACCACTTCAAGAGGAATCTAATTTTTTAGATAATTATATCAGAGGAGTTTACTTTAAAAGAAATCTAAAAGCTGGTCAAACGATTAAGAAAGATGATATTTATTTAGCAATCCCAATACAAAAAGGACAGATATCAGTTAGAGAATTAATGCTAGGAGATTATGGATTTGTATTAAATAAAGATTGTAAAAAAGATGCATCAATGATGATCGATGATATTGATTGTGAATATTCTAAGAATGAAAATCTTAAAAAAAGTATATATCAAAGAGGATTATGAATGTATTTTTAACTGGCGGATCTAAAGGTATAGGATTGGCAATAAAAAATAAATTCAAAAAAGAAAATTATAAAGTCTATTCTCCGAGTAGAACAGAATTAAATTTAATAGATTTTGATTCTATACAAGAATATTGCAAAACATTTACAGAAGATATTGACATCTTAATTAATAACGCTGGTATAAATGACGTATCCGATTTAATAGATGTGGATATTTTAAATATAACAAATACTTTTCAAGTAAATACTGTAGCCCCTCTTTTATTGATCAAAAATCTTTTAAAAAATATGATTAAAAATAAAAAAGGTCATATTATTAATATTAGCTCTATTTTAAGTTATACAGCAAAAAAAGGCAGAATTATATATTCTGCTTCAAAAGCAGCTCTAGATTCAATAACAAAAAGTTCTGCGCTGGAATTAGCAGAGCATAACATACAAGTCAATAGCATATGCCCAGGTTATGTAGAAACAGAATTGACTTATAAAAATAATTCTTTAGAACAAATAGAAGAAATTAAAAAGATGATTCCAATTAAAAGATTTTTAAAACCAGAAGAAATTGCAGAAGCAGTTTATAATTTAAGTTTAAATACAAAAATAACTGGTCAGATTATATCCGTAGACGGAGGATTATCTATATGTTAGTAAACTCTTTTTATAAGAACTACTCTGTCTCTTTTGAGTCAGATCTAAATTTAGATAATGATTTTATAATTGCAGATAAGAATGTATATAATTTATATTCAAATAAATTTTATAAACAACCCATATTGATTGAAGCGATAGAAAGTAAAAAAAATATTAATTCATCTATTTATGTATGCCAAGAACTGCTCAAAAAAAACATAAAAAAGAATACTAAAGTAATTGTAATTGGCGGTGGAATTACTCAAGACATTTGTGGATTTGCAATGAATATTTTATTTCGAGGAATAGATTGGATTTATATACCAACTACTCTTTTATCTCAGGCTGATTCGTGCATTGGAAGCAAAACTTCTTTAAATTTAGATTCTTATAAAAATATCATTGGGACATTCTATCCTCCATCTAAAATTATAATAAATTCTGAATTTTTAAAAACATTGGAAAATAAAGACTATTTTAGTGGTCTTGGCGAAATAGTGAAATTACATTTAATAGGCGGGCCGTTGTCTTTCGAACAATTAAATTTAACTATTGATAAATTAATAAATAAAAATCTTATAGAACTTCAAGATTCTATAAAAAGATGCCTATATATTAAGCAACAATTTATAGAACAAGATGAGTTAGATTTAAATAAAAGACAAATTTTAAATTTTGGTCATACTTTTGGTCATGCAATAGAAAGCGAAACAAACTACAAAATACCTCATGGATTAGCAGTTGTCTTTGGTATTATTTTAGCAAATAAAATTTCAAATAAAATTGGACTTTTAAGCGAGGATACAATGAAAGATATTTATCAAATATTAATCAATATTATTAAACAAGCTGGAATTAATTCTGATATTCTTCAATCTCTTGATAAGGACAGCTTAATACAAAAAACTAAGAAAGATAAAAAAAACACTAGTGATTCAAATATTAATATGATACTTATGAATAATTCATTTGAATTTCAGAAAATACCAGTTAACTTAAAAGAATTAGAGCATATTATATAAATTAGAAATATATATTCTAATAAAATATAATAATAAACAAATGACTTTTTTTAAAAAGAATACAGAAGAAAATGTTTTTTATTCACCTGACGAATCATTATCAACTCTAGCAAATAAATTTGAAACAGATAAAGGTACAGCGGATAAAATGACTTTATCTTGGGGGAAAGATTGGCCAGGGCATGAGACTATGGGGTATACAGAAACTTATGAGAGATACATGAAGAAAAACAGGGAAAATACTATCAAATTATTTGAGATTGGTATATGCGATCAAAGATTTCCATATGCTTCAACCAAATTATGGTTATCTTATTTTAAAAATATAGATTTATATTGCGTTGATAATTTTTGGGGACATTATCTTCAGGATAAAGCTGAAGATGTTAAAAATTTAAATAACCTAGGAATAAATTTTATATATGCAGATCAAGGAAATTTTTGTGATTGGAATGAATTGAAACAACAAACTCCAAATGATTTTGACTATTTGATAGAAGATGGTAGTCATTGGCCTAATCATATGGCTGTTACTTTATGGCAAGCTTGCAATATGATGAAGTCTGGAGGTTATTTTTTTATGGAGGATATACAAAATCCAGAAAAATCTAGAGGAAAATTTAAATATGACAACTCTCTTTTAGCCGAAGATCTTTTAAAATCTTTATCTTATGGTACATTCTGGACTCATTTTTTAAATAATAAACAAATTAAAGATATTAATGATAATTTTCAATTAATAGAAATGGTCTTAGACAAACATAAAATAAATTACTTGGCTGTTTTCAGAAAAAAATGAATATATTGATAACTGGTGGAAATGGATATATAGCCAAATCAATCAATAACTCTTTATCTAAGTTTTATAATATAATAAATATTTCTAGAGCCGATTTCGACTTAGAAGATATTAACGCCACAAATAAATGGTTTGAAAATAAAAAATTTGACATTTTAATTCATACAGCTATCAAAGGCGGCTCTAGGTTAAAATTAGAAGATGAATCAATTTTACATAGTAATTTAAAAATGTTTAATAATCTTTTAGCCAACAAAGATAAATTTAAAAAATTCATATCTTTTGGTTCTGGTGCGGAAATTTATATGCAAGAAACATATTATGGTAAAAGCAAAAACATTATAAATAATATAATTCAAAAAGAATCTAATTTTTATAATATAAGAATTTTCGCCGTCTTTGACGAAAATGAATCAAATACAAGATTCATAAAATCAAACCTCTTAAGATATATAAATAAACAATCAATATTAATTCATGCGAATAAATTAATGGATTTTTTTTATATGAAAGACCTTGAGGCTTTAATACATTATTATATATCTAATGAAAATCCTCCAAAAGAGATAGATTGTTCTTATAAAAACAAAAAAAGCCTTTTAGAAATAGCCAATTTCATTAATACTCTTGATAAATATGAAGTTCCAATTACTTTAGAAAAAGACGTTCTACTTCAAAACTATTGCGGAATAAGTAATTTGCCAATAGAAACTATAGGATTAAATAAGGGAATAGAAAATACTTTTAGAAAAATAAAAGATAATGTCATATAATCACTAATGAGCAACAATATTCAAGAAGCGTATTATGGCAAAAAGATAGATACTGCCAATATTTTAAATATTGAAGATGCTAGTAAATTAATTAAGGATAAAAAAGTCGTAGTAATAACTGGAGTAACTGGACAAGATGGAAGTCATATGGTTGATTTTTTATTAAAAAATACGGACTTCTTAATTTTTGGCGGAGTCAGAAGGCTCAGTGTCTATAATCATGAAAATTTAAAACATATTCATTCTAATAGATTTCATTTAATTAATTTTGACTTAACTGATTCACACGCAATATCTAGAACTATGGAAAAACTTCAACCAGATTATTTTATTAATTTTGCTGCGCAAAGTTTTGTTGCAAGTAGCTGGGATTTTTCAAGACAAACTTGGGCTACAAATTCAACGGCAGTTTTGGATATTTTAGAGGCTATTAGACTTTACAAACCTTCTTGCAGACTTTATCAAGCTGGATCAAGCGAAGAATTCGGCAATATCTTATATGCACCACAAGATGAAAAACACCCACTAAGACCAAGAAGCCCATATGGAGCAAGTAAAGCTGCTTCTAGGCAATTGGTTAAAGTATATAGAGATTCTTATAATTTATACGCAATTCAAGGATGGTTATTTAATCATGAGGGCACAAGAAGAGGTGAGGAATTTGTTACCAGAAAAATTACTAAAAATATAGCCAGAATAATTCATGCAATAAAAAGTAATCAAAAATTTGCTCCATTAGAATTAGGTAACATAGAAGCCAAGAGAGATTGGAGTGATGCAGAAGATTTTATAGAAGGAGTTTGGATGATGTTGAATCAAGATGTTTACAATAAAGGTTATAATGGAATTCCACATGAATATATATTTTCATCAAATGAAACTCACACTATTAGAGAATTTGTAGAAAAAGCATTTAAATATGCTGGTATTACTGGATCTTGGATTTATGTAGATCCAGATGCGAGAGCAGAAGACGAAATCTTTTGCAGAAAAAAAGAAAATGGAGAATATGAAACTTTAGTTAAAATTAATCCAAAATTTTACAGACCAGCAGAAGTCGAACTGCTTCTTGGAGACTCTACTAGAGCAAGAGAAGAATTAAACTGGAAACCCAAAATTTCATTTGACAATTTAGTAAAAAAGATGGTAGAATGGGATATTGAAAATTACAAACCATAAACTTTGCCAATTTATAGTTAAAAAATACATAAAAGATAAAATCAATTGGGCAAGGGAAATCAAAATAGCTCAAAAACTTATTAAAACATATAAGAGCTATTCTTACTGGAATAATTTAAAAGATTTAAAATTACCTAGCCTAGCTTGGTTCTTAACAGAAGAGGGAAAATGCTTTATGGCTACAGAAGCAATAAAAGATAAAGTAGTTATACCTAAACCTCAAAAATACCAATTAGAAGAAAATAAAATAGGTGAAGATAAAAAAGTTTGCCAAAAGCCTAAAAGTCTGTTAGAATTTATTACATATGGCAAAAAAATCTAAAGAAGAAATTATTGAATCATCTGGCCCAAGTGCATCAGATAGACTATTATCGTTTTTAAAAGACAATAAAGAAGATCATTACAATTTTGAAGATGAAATATATTATAAAGTATCTACTGGTAGCTTAAACCTGGATATCGCTACAGGTGGTGGTTTATGCCCAGGGTTGCATAGATTTATTGGAATGAATGAAGGTGGTAAAACCTCAGAAGCATTAGAAGTAACAAAGAACTTTTTGAAATCAGTAGAAAATTCTAGAGCTTTACTTTTTAAAGCAGAAGGAAGATTAAGCAAAGAAATCAAAGAGCGTTCTGGAATTAAGTTTGTAACTGATCCTAAAGAGTGGGTAGATGGAACTTGTTTCGTATTTGAATGTAATATTTTTGAAACTGTTTCAGAATTAATGAAGGATCTTATTCAATCTAATGACGAGAATAAAAGGTACATCTTTATTCTTGATTCGGTTGACGGATTGATGACAAAAGGTGATGCCCAAAAAAGCATGACTGAAGCAACTAAGGTTGCTGGAGGAGCAGTTATCTCATCAATGTTGATGAAGAAGATTTCTCTCGCTCTTTCTAAACGTGGTCATATGGCAATCTTTATTAGTCAAGTTAGATCAGATATTAAACTTGACCCTTATGCAGCGAATAAGGATATTCGTCAAACTACTGCAACTGGTGGAAATGCGTTATTGCATTTTGCTAATTGGATTCTCGAATTCGAACCAAAGTTTAATAAAGACCTTATTCTTGAAAAACCAAATGATAGATATGACCCAGTAAAGAATAAGATTATTGGACATAATGTAAAAATCGCTATTAAGAAATCCACTAATGAATCCACAAATTCAAAAGTTCAATATCCAATTAAATATGGTCGCAAAGATGGTTCATCAGTTTGGAAGGAGTATGAAGTAATTGATCAAATTCTTTCTTGGGAATTTGCATCAGCTAAAGGAGCATGGGTAACATTCTCAGATGAAATCATTGCTGAACTAAAAGAACAAAATTTAGAACTAAAAAAGCAACACCAAGGTATAGATAATCTAAGATCCTATCTAGAAGAAAATAAACCAATCGTTGATTATTTTTATAATAAATTTATTCAAACCCTTGCTTCATGAGATTATTAAATGTTAACGGAACTCTCGTTAACAAAAATGTAAGTAAATATCTAGTAAATTGGAATGGAAAATCCAGAAGTAAATTACAATTTAAATTCAAACAATTCTTTTATCCTTATTGGAAAAATCACATTGTATATGAAGAGTTTCCAGTTTATGGAAGCATGCTTAAAGTTGATTTATTAAATGCAACAAAAAAGATAGCAGTCGAGATACAAGGCGATCAACACGAATCATTCAACAAGTTCTTCCATGATAATTCTAGATTTAAATATCTTCAAAGTATTAAAAGAGATGTTAAAAAAGAAAAATGGCTTGAAATGAATGAATTTAAATTCCTTCAAGTCTACGAATCTGATCTAAAAACTTTATCACCACAATATATAGAAGAAAAGTGTGGAATTTTAATTATTTAAGTGTAAAATTAGGTGGTGACTAATAAGAAAAAATTCAATTTTCCAGATGCACTTTTAAAGCAAATTGATGAATGCAGTTTCGGTGGATATGTTCTTTTTAATTTTTCAAATAAAGGCGAACCTCAAGTATTCACAAAGTTTGATAATCAAATAAATGCTATGGCACTTTTATATTATTTAAATACTTGGAGTCAAAGCGTAGATCAACTTAATCTAGAAGCCACAACAGATTTAATTGCCAGAAAAAATGACGAAGACGACCAAGAAGACGAAGATTAACTTGACTTTTAATTTTTAATATAGTATCATAATTGTTGATGATTTATTCTATTCAAGTAGAACGACATGTATTAAGTGGTTTAATTAAATATCAAAATTTATTTGCAGAAGTAGATATTTTCTTAAATGATACCGACTTCTTTAATGAAGTTCATTCCACAATATATTCTGTTTATAAAAGCATAGCTCATAAAGGCGAAAAAGTAGATAAAGTACTTTTAGCAGAAAAGATTAAAAATCTTGGTATATCTTTTAAAGATGATATTAATATATTTGACTACATCGAAAACTTGGCATTCTCTCAGATCACAGAAGAAGCCACAATGAATGCTTGCAAAGAATTAATGAAATTAAGAATACGTAGAGAGATAATTCAAACAGCAGATAAATTAAAATCTTTCGTAACAAAAAATGGTGATGATGCAATTGATAAAATCATTGCCGAAGCAGATTCTATTTATAATAATAAAATTTCATCTTATATCTCGAAGGATGAACCAATCAATTTATTTGAAGGAGTCGAGGATATAATTGAGGAATTAGGAAATAATCCTAGAGAAGATTCTGGTTTAATTACTGGTTATCCAGAGTTTAACAGACTTTATGGTGGTTTAAAGAATGGAAACATTTATGCAATCGTAAGTCGTCCAGGTCAAGGAAAGTCCACTTGGATAAATGATATATGTTTTAATGTAGCAAAGAATCCAAAGAACAAAGTAAAAACATTAATTTTAGATACAGAAATGCAGACTTTTGATATTCAATTAAGAATGGTATCTTCTATATCAGATGTACCCATGTGGTATCTTGAAACTGGAAATTGGCGTAAAAATGAAGACATGACTAAAAAAGTTAGAGCAGCTTGGGCGCATGTTAAAAATTATGAACATTATCACTATCATGTTGGTAGTAAAAACATTGATCAAATCTGCTCTATGATTCGCAGATGGTATTTGTCTAAAGTAGGCAGAGGAAACCAAGCTTTGATTGCTTATGATTATATCAAACTAACTGGAGAAAAGGTTGGTCAGAATTGGGCAGAACATCAAGCGATTGGAGATAAAATTGATAAGCTAAAAAGAATTTCAGAAGAAATTAATTGTCCAATCGTAACTGCTATGCAGCTTAATAGAACTGGAGAAAACTTTAATAGAAACGCTTCAGCAGTTGTTGATGACAGTTCAGCTATTTCATTATCAGATAGACTACAATGGTTTGCTTCATTCGTAGCGATTTTTAGAAGAAAAACATTAGATGAATTAGCTTTGGATGGTCAACAATTTGGAACTCATAAGTTAATCCCAACTAAGACTAGATTCCAAGGTAGAGAAGCAGCGGGTCATCAAGATTTGGTTAGAAGACTAGATGCTACTGGCAAAGAAACATGGGCGCAAAATTATTTAAATTACAATGTACAAAACTTTAAGATTGAAGAGCGAGGATCTTTGCACGATATTGCTACGAGACAAAGAGAGCAATATCAATTAAATGATCAAAGTGCAAATGATGGAGAATTATTGTGAACGTAAAATTAATATCTATAACCAAACCAGATATTGAAGGATTAAAAAACGCAGAAGATCTAGTTGCGTATTGCGCTAGAGTCAGCAATCCATCAAATCAAATGAATTCTGAATCTGCGCCCAAATTACTTAGCTTTTTAATTAAACATAAGCATTGGAGTCCATTTGAAATGGTTGATATGACAGTTGAAATTAAAACTAGCAGGGCAATTGCAGCGCAAATCTTAAGACATAGATCATTTAGTTTTCAAGAGTTTAGCCAAAGATATAGCGTCGCAACAGCTTTTGAAGATATTGAATTTAGATTACAAGGAGATAAAAATCGTCAAGTCGGAGAGAATTTATTAGACCCAACAGATTTAAGATATGCAGATTTATATAGCTCAGTAAAACAAGCGATAGAAGCTTCAACTGCAGCTTATGATAAGATGATTCAAGGAGGAATCGCAAAAGAAGTAGCACGAATGATTCTTCCATTAACAACCGAAACCACAATGTACATGAAGGGGTCACTTAGAAGTTGGGTTCACTATCTTGATTTAAGAACAGAACAGAATACTCAAAAAGAACATAGATTAATTGCAGATGAATGTAAGAATATTTTTATTCAAAATTTTCCTATAATAAGTGAGGCATTACAATGGAAAGTGGAATAAATATTCACGAAGTGTTAACCAATATAGGTTACTCACTCAAAGATTGTGGAAAAGAATATAGAGCAAGACCAATCTATAGAGATAGCGATAACGATTCTGTTTTAAGGATTTATAAAGACTCTGGAAACTGGGTTGATTTTAAAGAAAATATAAGTGGCGATTTTGCTACTTTAATTAAACTTAGTCTAAAATTAGAAACCCAAGACCAAGCAAAAACATGGCTTAAAGAAAAGAATTTTGTTGGAAGCACAGTTCTTAAGGACGAAAAACCAAAGATTAAATCCGCAAAAACTTTTGATAAAGATTTACTTTTAAAACTAAAAAAAGATCACGCTTATTGGATTAATAGAGGAGTATCACAAGAAACCTTAAACTTGTTTTTAGGCGGAGTAGCAGATAATGGCAAAATGAAAAATAGATACGTATTTCCAATTCTTAATAGTAAAAAAGATATCGTAGGATTTTCTGGAAGAGATTTAAATTCTCAAAGCAAGATCAAATGGAAACACTTGGGAGAAAAGATTAATTGGTGTTATCCTTTATTCTTGAATATTGATGACATTCAAAAATCTAAAGAAGTATTCTTGGTGGAAAGTATTGGTGATTGTTTATCTCTATGGGAAGCTGGAATTAAAAATACTATAGTTACTTTTGGATTAGAGGTTAGCGTATCAATTCTAAATGTTTTACTAAAAGTTGATCCTACTAAAATTTATATATCATTTAATAATGATCAAGAAAAAAATAGCGCTGGGAATATTGCGTCAGAAAAAGCTTATAATAAATTATTAAGATATTTTGATTCAAGGCAATTAGAGATTAAATTACCATCCAAGAAAGATTTCGGAGAAATGAGTTCCGAAGAAATATTACAATGGAAAAACAATCTTTAAAATATAATGGAGCAAAAAGGGTAAAAGTAGTGTAATAATTTTTATGGGATATATTTATAAAATAACAAATTTAATCAATAATAAAATATATATTGGTAAAACTACTGCAGAAAATCCCACTAGAAGGTGGACAGAACATAAAAGTAAAGCTAACAAAAGCCCAAGAACACCAATAGAATTTGCTATTAAAAAATATGGATACCAAAATTTTAAATTTGAACCAATCTTGAAATCTAATAATAAAAATCTTCCAAAATTAGAAACAAAAAATATATTAAAATATAATACTTTATCACCAAATGGATATAATTTGGAAATATATCAACCCAATAGAATTTTAACTAAAATTTCTATAGAAAAAATGAGTAAAAGCAATCAAGGTAAACTAAAAAGTAAAAATAAAACATCTAAATATGTTGGAGTTTATAAAGATAAAAACTCTATACATGCGGAATTAAGACATAGAAATATTAAATATAAAAAAGCATTTTCTTCAGAAATCAAAGCGTCCATAGCATATGATAAAATGGTTTTGTTTCTATATGGGAATGAAGCAATTATAAATCATAAAAATAAAAAAAATAAATGGTCAAGACAAAATTTAAAAAATTTTTATAATTTCTTTATTAAAAAAACTTCTAAAGAAGAATCTAATTTATATTATGACCCAAAAAGAAAAAAATGGCAAGCTAGATTAAGATTTAATAATAAAACATTTCACCTAGGAAGATTTAGATCAAGAAAAGAAGCGATTAAAGCCAAAATAAGAAAAATGAAAGAATTAAAAATTTATGACACAACAAAATAAAATTTTATCCGCTTCAAGAATAAAAACCCTTGAAACTTGTTCTTGGGTTTATTGGAATAACTATCATACTAAAGTTCCACAAAGATCTAATGATGGAAGTGATCGTGGTACTATTTGCCATACAGTTTTTGAACTACTTTTAAACAAGAGACATCTTGAAAATTATAAGAGAATAATAAAAAAGAACGCAATTGATGGTGATAAAGGTGTCGATAGATTAGTTAAAAAATTAGCTAAAAAAGTTAAATTAGATGATAGTAATTATAAGCTATTAAATGATATGATTTTAGTGGGTTTAAAGCATGATTTCTTTGGTGAGCATGGAGATATAGTTAAACCAGAATATTCCTTTAATATTGAAAGTCAAGAGCCTAAATACCATATTCGAGGTTTTATAGATAAGCCTATTAAAACCAAAAAAGAAATGCATATAATCGACTATAAGAGCTCCAAATACAAGTTTAGGGGTGATGACCTTGAAGCCAATATTCAAGCCATGATGTATAGTCTAGCAAGTAAAAAATTATGGCCCAAATTAAAGCCTATTGTAAAGTTCTTGTTTCTTAGGTTTCCAAAGCAACCTATTCAAGAGTTAACTTTTACAGATGAACAAATTACTGGCTTTGAACACTACTTAGAGCATATCAATGATTATGTTAATAAGTTTGATGAAAATTCTGCTAAAGCTAACTTCGCAATAGATAACGAAAAGAATAAATGGATGTGCAAAGTAGGTGGCTGGAAATGTCCATATAAAGATCCTTATGAATATTATGTTAAATTAAATGATAAAGGCGAAGTAGTTGAAACTAGTTTAGAGAATAATTTCAAAGATATCAAAGGATTTAAAGTAGAAACTAGAAAATATGAAGGCTGTCCAAAATGGCCACAACTTAAGCAAGGTGAAAATCATGATGCTTTTGCTGATTTAAATTAGCTATTGACACCATAACATATATTAATTATAATATCCAAATGGAAGTAATGCCATTATTTAAGTCTCATTTTAGTATTGGAAGATCTATTCTTACTCTTGAAGACGAAGAGAAAGAAGAGAATCAACCAGATTCTATTATAGATATAGCAAAAGATAATAACTTGAAAGAAGTCAGTCTAGTTGAAGATAATATGACTTCATTTTTGCAAGCTTATACTAATACCAAGAAATATAATATTAACTTAAGATATGGATTAAGGATTTCTATAAACGATGATATGAATGAAAGGTCAGAAGAATCTCGTCAAAAAACTTCTAAAGTAGTTATATTTTTTAAGAACGAACAAGGCTACAAAGATTTAATTAAAATATTTTCAATTGCTGCAAAAGATGGTTTTTATTACGAACCAAGAATAGATTTCAAAACTTTAAAATCATTATGGAGTGATAAGAATTTAATATTATGTATTCCATTTTATGATTCTTTCATTTTTAATAACACATTAAGAGGAACAGTTTGTGTGCCAGATTTAGAATTTACTAAACCAATATTATTCATTGAAAATAATAGTCTTCCATTTGATCATATTATTAAGGCTAAAGTTTTAGCTTACGCCAAAGCTAATAAACTAGAAACCTTAAATACTAAAAGCATCTACTATAAAAACGGCAAGGATTTTAAAGCATATTTAACATTCAGATGCATTAACAATCGAACCACTTTGAATAAACCAGAATTATCACATATGACCAGCAATCGATTTTCTTTTGAAAGCTTATCTACTAAAAACAAATGAAAACTATAGAAAAAATTGTTAATGAGTATGGAAATAAAGTTCGTCAAAGAAAAGATAATGAAGATAGAACTCTTCTATATAGGAATATGATTTATGGTGAAAATGGATTATATGCCATAGATCAAGACTTGATCTGCGTAACATTTAAAAATCAGATACCAGAAGCTAAAGCGGTTTTAGAATTAACTAGAATTGACGACTATACTCGCGCACCTTCGCCAAAATATTTTGAATCAATTTTGACAAGATATTGTAAAAGAGATCAGCAAAAATATATGAGCGTTTGGTTTGGAAATTTGTTAAAAGCTCCAGTTTATATTGTTGCTTTTGCAGAAAATCTTAACGCATTTCATATGTATAATCTTACAGAAGACAATGGAAACTGGTTTAAACAAAACAAATTAGAGCATCTAGAATGGCATTACAATATTAGAGACATGAAAATTCCATATCAGATATATGAAAAACATGATCAAAATAAATCAATTGATGATCCATTCGCAGATTTAGGATAATATGGACGAACATTTATTAAGATACGACAAGATTAAAACTTTTGTTTTTATTGATTTAGAAACATTTAATCTTTGCTTGAATTTCTGCCATAATCTACCTTGGCAAATTGGAATGATAAAAGCTAAAGGTGATTTTAAAACTGATAGCAAGAATTTTTATATTAAGTGGAATACTGATTTGAAAATTAGTGATAATGCAGCAAGAATAACAAGATACGACCACAAGAAAGTTCAAAAGGAAGGTCTTGATATTAAAGAAGCTTTTCCCACAATCAAAGATTGGTTAGATCATGCAGATTATATTATTGGACACAATATTCTTGGTTTTGATATTTTCTTAATTAAAGAATTATATGAATCTATGGGTTGTCATTGGGATCATTTAATGAATAAGATAATTGATACTAATTGTATAGCTAGAGGGATAAAGTATGGAACTCCATATAAACCCAATACTGATTTATTAGAATATCAATATAAAACGTATCATACAAAACGAAAAGATGTAAAAAGTAGCTTGACATTCCTTGGTAAAGAGAATAGTATAGATCATGACTATGATAAATTGCATGATGCAATTAACGATCTTGATCTTAACTTAAAAGTTTGGAATAAATTAAAGTGGCAAATTGAGTTATAATATGGGATCTTTAGATGATGTATATGATTTGACGCAAAAGCTAGAAGATAATGGCATAGAGTATCTTCTTATAACCGTTCAAAAGGGGAAAAAGCAAGGCAAAGCAGATGTATTCTTTCATTTAAAAGATAAGTCCTCTATGAGAATTCTGGCTACTGGATTATCGGCTTTTGATAAAGAAATAGATAAAATAAGAAAAGAAGAAGAGGAAGAAGATGACGAATAAAGATTTTAATAGTTTGTTTGATCAAGTAGACTTACCTCTTTATGGAGTAAGACTTCCAGAGTTTAAAATTGATAATGAATACAAGCACGACTTAGAAGTAAGTGAAGATGTATCAAATTACGAATTTCTTAGAGCATTAGCTTTAAAAGGATTTAAAAAGTTAAATCTTAAAAAAGACTCAGATTTATATAAAAAATATATTGAAAGAGCAAAGTACGAATTAGAAACTCTTAAAGAACTAGAGTTTATTGATTATATTATTTTAGTTTGGAGCGTTATTGATTATTGCAACAAGAATAATATTCCAGTTGGATTAGGTAGAGGTTCGGCAGCTGGTTCTCTTATATTATACCTGATTGGAGTCACTCAAATTGATCCAGTTAAATATGATCTTTATTTTGAAAGATTTATATCCAAGATTAGAGCTAAAAAGCAAGTTGTTGATGGGGTAACCTATTTAGATGGCAGTTTGATGTGTGACGTAGATTTAGATATTTGTTATTATAATAGACATAAAGTTTTACAATATTTAGAAGAACAATTCAAAGGTAAGACTAGCAAGATTTTAACATTAAATACATTGAGCGGAAAATTATTGATTAAAGAGTGTGGAAAAATTGTTGGAGAAAAATCAGAACAGGAGATGACAGAAGTATCATCTTTGATTCCTAAAATCTTCGGACAAGTTAAAGATATCACCACAGCTTACGACGATGTACCTAAATTTAAAGAATGGTGTGACAATAATAAAGATATTTATGCTATCGCTCTTAGACTAAGGAACTTAATTAAAAATAAAGGTGTTCATCCATCTGGAGTTTTATTGTCTTATAATGATCTAGAGAATTCTTGTCCAACTGAATTATCTGGAGATAAAGAAGCAGTATCAAGTTTTGACATGAGCTGGGTTTCATTATTTAATATTAAACTCGACATTCTAGGTTTAAGAAGTGTTTCTGTAGTAGATGACGTTTGTAAAAGTATTGGTAAAAAAATAACGGACATTGATTTGAATGATGAATCGATCTATAGAAATCTACAAGACTTAAGAAATCCTCATGGTCTATTCCAGATCGAAGCAGAAACTAATTTTAAAGTTTGTCAAAAAGTTAAGCCAAAGAATCTAGAAGAATTAAGTGGAGTTTTAGCCTTAGCTAGACCTGGAGCTTTGCAATTTGCCGATAAATATGCTGCTCATACTAATTTTCAACAATCCGAAAGTATTCATCCATTCTTTGATGATATATTAAAAGATACTGGTGGAGTAGCTTTATATCAAGAGCAATTAATGAAGATGGCTAATAAGATTGGATTCACGCTGGATGAAGCAGAAATCTTAAGAAGAATTGTAGGCAAAAAGAAAACAGAAGAAATTAAAGCTTGGAAGAAGAAGATTGAAGATAAGATTAAACAAAATAAACTTCCAAAAGAAGTAGGAGAAATCTTATGGAAAATCTTGGAGGATTCAGCGAACTATTCATTTAATAAATCCCATTCAATTGCTTATGCAGCCTTAGCCGCGATTACTATTTATTTGAAGTTTAATTATCCTCAACAATTCTTTTTGTCTTTATTAAAGATGACCAGAAACGAACCAGATCCAATTGGTGAAATATCTAAGATTCAAAAAGAAATGGGACATTTTGATATTAAATTATTAAAGCCCCATATTATTAAATCTGAAATGGATTTCTCTATAGAAGGTTCAGATATCAGATTTGGACTATTATCAATTAAAGGCATTTCAGATAAATCAATTGAAAAGCTAAACGGATTTAGAAACAAGTATTCTAATAAGTTTGAAATTTTTCAAGCAGCAGAAGAAGCAGATCTTAATATTGGAGTATTATGCTCATTGATTCAAGCTGGAGCTTTAACTGGATTCAAACAATCTAGAAGTAAAATAGTACTAGAAGCCCAACTTTGGAATATATTAACAGCAAAAGAAAAGAAGTATGCGATTTCATTTGCAGAGCAATTTGATTATGATCTTATTAGAATAATTAAACATTTAAATGTATTTACTGATGAAAAGAATAAAGTAATAATTAAGAGTTCTAGATTAGATACGATTAAATCTAAATACGAACCTTATCTTAAGATCTATAACCAAAATAGCAAAAGTGAAAGTTTCGCTAATTGGTATTACGAAAAAAGACTTCTTGGTTATACTTACGAAAGAACATTAAAAGATATTTTTCATGAAAAAAGAGAAGATTTATTACTTATTAATGAAATTATCGATTTACCAGTAAATCAAAAAGTAGCATTAGTTGGAGAAATAACAGATGTATATTCTGGAACATCAAAGAATGAAAAGAAGACGAAATACCTAAGACTTAAAGTATCAGATGAAACTGGCGATATTACTGTATTATTATTTAATGATAAAATAGAAAACTGCAAAACTCTTAATGGTAATAAGAATCCAGACGAAAAGAATATTGTGATAGTTAAAGGCATTAAAAAAGAAGATTGTATATTTGCTGATCTAGTAGCAATTCAAGATCATGATATATATATGAAACTTAGCGAAATTAAAAAGATTTGACATTCTATTAAAGATAATATATCATCACTATATGATATCATTCTACAAACCTAATAGTAAAAATACTGGAACAGCTTGCAGCTTTACAGTAAATTCAAAAGATGCCTCAATTTGGAGTTCGTTAATTAAACAATCCTCTTGGAACGAGGCTAAGAAAATTGGCTCATTTTCTGAAAATCAAAATAATCCAAATAAAAGTGTTAAGATTAAATTTTCTCTAACAGAAGCTGCTGGTCTTTTAGACGCTTTAGAAAGAAATATTGAATTTTCTGCATACCATACTTCAGAAAAGCAATCTACTCAAATCAAATTATCTCCATATCTTAGGGATGAAAAGCAGGTTGGATTCTCTTATATGGTATCTAAAACAGATAAGCAAAATAGCGAAAATAAACAATCATATCTAATTGGTTTTTATTTTAATGAAGCTCGTCTATTAAAGCAGTTTTTATCTTATGCATTAGATTCTGTATTTGAATGTCAAAGGATAGAAACAATTAAAAAACTTAAAAATTCTAAAAAAGAAGATAATGACGATAATCAAAACGATGCCAAAACTGATAATGATGGCGAGCTTTGGTAATGTCTAGGAAAAAGAAATTTTTATATCATTCAGATTTTGCTTTAGCCAAAACTGGCTTCGGCAGAGTATCAAAGTCTCTTTTAACTTATTTATATAAAACTGGAAAATATGATATTGTTCATTATTGCTGCGGAATGCAAGAAGGAAATCCAGATTTATTAAAAACGCCTTGGAAATCTTTAGGAGCTTTACCCAATTCGCCAGCAGAAATAGAACAATTAAATAAAGACCCAAATCAAGCAAGACTTGCTAGTTATGGTGCATATTTTATAGATAAAGTTATAGAGCAAGAAAAGCCAGATGTTTATGTCGCAGCTCAAGATATCTGGGGAGTAGATTATAGCATAGGAAAGCCTTGGTTCAATAAGATTAAATCCGCTATTTGGACTACATTAGATTCATTACCTATATTGCCATCTGCAGTTTCTTGTGCGTCAAAATTAAAAAATTATTGGATTTGGAGTGATTTTGCTACTAAAGCTTTACATGATTTAGGTCATAAAGCAGTAGAAACAACGCACGGACCAATTGATATAAATAATTTTTATAAATTACCTGATGATGAAAGAAAGAATTTAAGAATTAAAAATAATATTAATCCAAATGCTTTTATTATTGGTTTTGTTTTTAGAAATCAATTAAGGAAAAGCGTTCCAAACTTATTAGAAGGTTACGCTATTTGGAAAGCTAGAAATCCAGAAGTTAAAAATACTTATCTACTTCTACATACTCATTGGTCTGAAGGTTGGAATATTTACAAGTTAGCAGATGAATATAATATACCAAAGCAAGAAATATTAACTACTTATGTTTGTAAAAGCTGTGGTAATTATGAAGTCAAAAATTTTACTGGACAAGATATTGATTGTAAATTTTGTAAAGCTCAAAAATCTCAAATAACTACTAATGTAGGAATTGGAATTACAGAAAAACAACTAAATGAAGTTTATAATTTGATGGATGTATACTGCCATCCATTTACAAGTGGTGGACAAGAAATACCAATTCAAGAAGCCAAATTGACGGAGTTAATTACATTAGTTACGAATTATAGCTGTGGAGAAGAGATGTGTTTGGATGAAGCTAATTCACTAGCTTTAGATTGGGCTGAATACAGAGAACATGGAACAGAATTTAGAAAAGCCTCAACTTTACCAAATTCAATAGCTAAACAATTACAAAAAGTATGGAAAATGCCCATAGAAAAAAGAAAAGAAATGGGTAGAAAAGCTAGAGAATGGACTGTAGATAATTATTCATCAGAAGTTATTGGTAAGAAATTTGAGGAGTTTATAGATTCAGCAGACTTTGCAGATTATAAAAATATTTCAATACAACCAGAAGAGCAAGATCCTTTGTGTAAAATTCCACCAATAGAAGATAATTCTGAATGGTTAAAAGCTTTGTATGCTAAAATTTTAAAAAGACCAGAAGTTGATGAGAATGATGATGGTCATAAATATTGGATGCAAGAAATTGCTAAAGGTCAAAAGAGAGAGCAGATTGAAAACTATTTCAGACAAGTAGCTTGGCAAGAAAATGAAAAAAATAAAAAAGTAGAATTCAAAGATCTTCTTGATAAAGACGATCACGGAAAAAGAATTCTATATGTTATACCAGAAGATGAGTCAGATGTATTTATGAGTAGCAGTTTATTTCCATCTATAAAAAGATTATATCCAGATTACAATTTATATGTTGCTACTAAAAATGAATATTTAGATATTCTAGACGGTAATCCTAATATTCATAAAGTTATACCCTTTGTTCCTCAAATGGAAAACCAAGTATGGTGTGAGGGAAATAAAGATTTTGAAGGTTATTTTGAAATTGCATTTTTACCTTATATTGGAACACAAAGAATATTAAATTATCTTCACAATGGTAAAGATAAAATTGAATTTGATATAAAAAATTTCTAATATCTATATGCATGTATTAGAAGCATTCGCGGCATCGTCTGGTTTAAAAATATCAAAACCATATATTTATGAAAAATACTATCCATTAAATTTTGATAAATATATAATAATTGAAACAAATGATTCAAAATATCAATCTAAAAATTATGATTATTGGCAAGAAGTCATTGGCCTAATCTTGCCTTCATTAAAAGAAAATAATATAAATATTCTGCAAATATGTGGGCAGAATGATCCTAGATTACTTAATGCTTATACTGTAACTGGTTATACAGTAAATCAAAAAGCATATTTAATTAAAAATTCTGTAGTTTATATTGGTTCTAATTTATTAGGATTACAATTAGCTTCAAGTTATAATAAAAAAATTGTAGGTTTATATGGAAATATTTACGCATCACAGAACAAACCTTATTGGAGTAACAAAGAAGATCTAGCTTTGATTCAAGGTTTTGATGAAAAAATAAAACCATCATATGCCCCGCAAGAGAATCCAAAGGTTATAAATAACATAAAACCAGATATTTTAGCTCAAAACATTTTAAATAGTTTAAATATTAAATATAAAATTAAAAATAAATTCAAATCTATAGGCGCAAGTTATATGAATAAAACTATAGAACTTGTACCAAATATGGTTATTAATCCAGCTTCTTTTGGAGCACCAAATGTTATAGTCAGAATGGATATTGAATTTAATGAAAATTTTCTAGCAGCACAATTAGCGCAAAGTAAATGTTTAATTGTAACAAACAAAACTATTTCAGAAAATTTGATAAAGACATATAAAGCTAATATCACTCAAGTTGTATACAAGATTGAAAAAGAGAACGATCCTTTATTTGTTAATTTATTAAAAAATGAAAACATTAGTTTTGCATTAATATCAGCATTAGATCAAGAAGATATTAATAATATTAAAATTCATTATATGGATTTAGGTTTAATACTAAAACTCAATTTTAAATCTAAAGAAGATTATGATTATGAAAATATAAAATACTATAAAAGTAATCATTTTATATTAAGTAATAGCAAATTATACATGAGTGAAGCTGCAGTAGAAAAAGACTTACCTATTAAAGATTTTGATCAAAACATTCAAGAAATCATTGATACTGATACCTTTTGGAAACATGCAGATAATTATGCTTTTTTAGTTGACTAGTTTATATAAATAGACTATCATACTAATAATGAGTCCAAAAATTAAACAACAAGATCAAACCGCTTCAATTGGAAGCTCTGCACTTTTTGATAGCAATATCAATATTATTCCAGAATTAAATGAACCAGTACTAGAAGTTGTTCCTCCAAAGCTTATTACAAGAAATAAATACGGCTTAATTGAAGATAAAAATACTAATTATACATATAATGATGATGGAACTATTAATTGGCGTAAAATGGTTAAGCAAGAATATCTTGTTCCAAATAGACAAAAAACTCAAGAGACAGATGTATCTAAACTAGAAGATAAAGATCTACTTATTCTTTTGGGTGGAATTAAAGAACTCGCTCAAATTAGAGGTTATACTAGCGTTGAATATAAAGTAGTTGCAGCTAGTGAAAATTATTTTGCTACATCTTGTAAAATTACATGGATTCCTAATTATGAGACTAATGGAAGAGTTATTGAATTCGAGGCTCTTGCTGATGCGACTTTAAACAATACAAAAAGTTTCGCTAGATACTTCTTGGCAGCAATTGCAGAAAATAGAGCATTTGTAAGATGTGTCCGTAATTTTTTAAAGATTAATATTGTATCTCAAGAAGAATTAGGTGATGCAAAACTTCTTGAAGAAGCCGTAGCTTCAAATGAGAATCCGACCTCTCCACAAGTTCTTTTAGAGAAAGTTATGAAAGATAAAGGTGTTTCTTTTGATTATCTCAAAGAAAAATTAATTAAAGAAAAATTTGAAGGAGCAGAAGGTCTTAGCTCTGTTCAAGATATTCCAAAATCTAAAATATTTGAATTGATTGATAGAATTAAAAAGATTAAAAAATAAATTACTGAGATTTGAAATAAGGAATTCTTACGCCAGTTCCATTTATATCGAGTCTAAAATAACCAGAAGGGGCATAAGTTCTAGTTGTTGAAGCTATAACTTGATCTGGATTAAATGTTAAACGTCCACCAGTACCGCTTAAATTCAAATAATAACCGCTTGCCAACTTTAAGTCTCCACTATTTATTTGGCTCTTAAGAAAAGCATCGCCACTCAAAGTATTTATTAATCCAATAATATAACCGCTTACTCCAGATAATTGTTCAGCGTCAACAATATTACTTAACTGGTTACTGATAGGAATTGGAATATTATTAGTTTGAGGCAAGAATGCTAAATTATTAACTATTTGTCTATCAGTATCAACAGCAGTCCCTTGATTATTAACTTTTGGAAATCTATAAGTAGCAGCTAATCCAGTTGGAAATGCTTGGTAATCAACTGCAACGGCATCTACAGTACTATAACTAACATTATAGCAAAGTTTTCGACCACCAAAACCTGGTTCTATTTCAAATGTCGCTCCAGCTGTACACGCAGGACAAGGAGATGGAGGAGAACATGATGCACAACCTGCCAAAGTACCATTTTCACATCTGGTATAAAATACATTTCTTTGGTAATTACCCAAATCATAAGTGCTTCCATTAGTAAAATCTTTATCATATTGTGCCATTAAATTATCTTCAAATTTAGTAGATGGTCTTAGTGCCATATATCCACTTTTAAGAATTCCACCACCAGTACTCTTAGCAAAACTACTAGTTGTTGTAAAAGTATCAACTCCATTAAAAAATGCTTCTCTTAATTGGATTCCGCTGTTAGCTAAGGCTTTAATAAAACTAGTATAACTTGGACTAGTAAATTGTTGATACATTATTTTATTTAAATTATCTGGTATTAAATAACCAGTAGCAGCCTTTTGATCAGTAAAAAATACATAAATACTTCCAATATAATTTTTAGGATTTTTTAGTACTATTGATATATTATTATCACTATTTATAATAGCTGTGGCAGTATTTATATCATATTTTTCAGAAGTCATTTGATCATTTTGAAATCTTCCAAAAAGATAACCATGAGGTTGATTATAAGCTGTACCAGCTAAAGTTTTTTGAGATGTATATTTTGTTCCCCCATTTTCTCTTGCGTCAATAGTTATCCAAAATCCAGAAATTACATCATCTGTTAAAAATGATCTTAAATTTGCATCACTAAAGTTAACGAATGCTGCGAATTCTGCAGATAAAGCGCTAGGTGAGTAAAAATTTTCATAAATAACAGTTTCACTATTAACACCAGATCCATCAAAACCTCTAACTCCAAATCTCAATCTATAAGTTAATTCATCGTTTGTCCATACTTTTAAACTTGGCGCAAGATTTTTCATACTCCATTGAAGAGATAAAGTTTTATCATGAATTAAATTACCAGTATTTAAAGCTACAGATTGAAATCTTCCTGGTTGATCACCTACAACTGGAACCGTAGTTAAATCATCATAACTAGACCTATATTTAAAATCATTCAATTCAATTAAATTAGTATAATCTCCCAATAAATCAGAAGAAAAATAAAAATTTCCAGGTCTATAATTTCTAGAATAATATCCTTTTGGACTTATGCCATAAACTCTAAAATAATAATTTTGATTATTTATTGTAGGAACATAATTTCCACTTGTAGGAATATTATTATCAGGAACTTGAATAGAACTTAAAAAGAACTCTTCATTTGGTACATTAACTGTCGTGCCTTGAATATTAGCATATTGAATTTGAAGATCATTACTTATAAAATCGCTTCCACTTTTAGCATATATTTTCCAATAAGCTGTCTCATTGTTAATCGTATCTATCGCTCCACTTATTTTGTAATTTAAATATAGATCTTCTGTTTTATATAAAAATAAACCACTTGGATAACTAGCTTCTTTTGCTGAAATTGGAGTTATTACTGGAGCATCTGCAAGTGATATTCCAGATTCAACATATGCATATTTAGTTGGATTATATTCCATTGCGTTTATATTGTATTTAAACGGCTCAACTTCAGTTATTCCAATAATTCTATATAATTCAGTTTCAGTATTTAATCCAAATCCGCTACCAGTTGTTTGAGCGGTCCAAATTGCTCCAGTATATAAGTTATAATCAGTTGTATTGAATACTTTATTGCAGTTAATTTCGGTTAAAGTTTTTTCTGGATCATAACCTGTTGCTGTATTTACAAAAGATGAATTCATTTGAAAAAGTCCAGATTGAATTTTACTTCTTTCATAACCAGTAATAAAATCAGAATAATTTGTTCCAGTTGCTCTTGATGTAGGTGTTAGAATTTCTAATTTATAAGTTTGTCCTGGAAAATTTGTTGTAAAATATCCAGAAATATTATTAAATTCTTCGTCAAGAACAAATTTATGTTTACCTCCAACTCCCGTATTAATTCCTAAAACTCTTCCTCCTAATCTATGCAGTAATCTATTTGAATCTTGAATTTTGATAACATCTCCTGGCCTTAAATATACTGAATCTAATCCCGCAGTAAAATCAACAGTTTCTGTTTCTAATTGCTCGCTAGCTAATGCCCACTTTCCAAGTCTATAAGCTTGTCCTCTGCTTGTACATCCAAATGCAGTAATTTCTAATTTTCTAATCCCATATTTTCTTACACCATCTGGATCTTCAACATGCTCAACTGTTGGTTTAGCAAAATAATTCATGTCATTATATCTAACTATTGCAACAGTATTTCTTGTTTTTTTACTACTACTAGAATAATTGAAATCTCCATTTTCTACGTTAGAATTTGTAAATAAAACATAAGGATCTTTTGGCATGTCAGCAATTGCAAAAATTGCACCATTAGCATAATAAGACATTCCTCGAAAAATACTAGTCATATCATTTAATAAACTAAATGCATCAGAAAAATCATTTATGACAGCATTACAAGTAAATCTTGGTTCTAATCCACCAAATCCATCATCAACAATTGTATCGCAATACTGAGCGATTTGATATATATTCCATTTATCTACTTGTTGATTTTTTATATATTTTCCCAATCCATATCTTTTATTTGTTAATATGTCATAATAACACCATGCTGGATTATCTGTCCAATAAAGTCCATTACCAGAAGGATGATATTCATCTGAAAATCTACCATCCCAATCTCCATTATATGTTTTCTTAATTGGATCATAATTGCTTGGAATTTTCATTTTTAATAATTGAACATCGTATGATCTATCTGGAACATTTTGAAAATATTCTGATTTAAATAGACTTTTAAAAATTGCAGATTTTGGATATATATAATCTTCTCTAAAAACTTCTGTAATCGAATCTACCGTTACAGAATCTTTTAAATTTAATACTGTACTTTCTTTACTAGTTCTTTGTATTTGTACTCTCCATCCTAAAAATGTTAAATCATTTGGATCATATTTGCCAGTTAAATCAAATTTAAAAGTATCAATTATACCAGAACTTATTTTACCCTCGGTTTTTTCATCTCTTTGCAGATCTGGAATTTCAACATATCCACCACTGGTTATTTTAAAAATTTTAAACCTATAAGTTATGCTTCTATCTCTAATATCTCCTGCAGTTTGTGAAATTTTAGCAGTTTGACCACAACCTAAATCAAAAGTTACTCTGTCTCTATTTGGATCATTTTGTTGATCAAAAAGAGCTGTTATTTTTAAAGATACTATTAATTCACTTATATTTGTACTTTTAAAATCATAATTTTTAGCAAAATCTGCTCCATATCTTAAAGTATCTCCTAACGTTAAAGTTCTAGAAGCTTGAGGAATATCTGCTGCACTAGTAGCGTTTTCTAAATTACTTGTTAAACTTATTGCACTAGTTTGATTTCCATTATCATATCTAAAATTAATTTGAGAATAGTTATAATTTCCAGCATCATCAATTAAT